GAGCAAACATAAAGTCAGCAGTAGCAGGTAAACCAAAGGATTCCGAAGTATCAGTAAGATCCACGTCGCTATTGCCAAAACCACTACGGGTTGTTTGCGTCGCTGAGACAAGAGGGACATTGTGTTCGACAGCAAGACCACGTAGTTCTTCTGCGATTGCTTTGACATAGGTATAGGAGTTTACAATCGCTCCTTTATATCTTGCACTAGCACAGATGTTAAGGTAATCGATAAAAATAATATCAGGTCTGAAAGTCTTTTTGAGTTGGAGTTCATTGAGAAGAGATTTAAAATGACCGACGTGTGCTGATGCTGTTGGATATTCTTTGATGATTAGGCGACCCTGAGTTTTTCTTTTGAGTTCGTTGATACGACTTTGAAAGATTGTCTCGGGCAAATCCACAAGGTCTTTGATGTTGACATTGAAAAGGTTAGCATCAATACGTTCTGCAATCTTCTCTTCTGCCATCTCCAGTGTGATGTAAAGAACATTACGCCCCATCGACAAACAATGAGCGGCAAGGTCACACATAAAGAGCGACTTACCTACACCAGTGCCAGCAAGAGCTACGTTCAATGTCTTATTTGGTAGACCACCTTTCGTAATCTTATTAAAGTATTCAAGATGGAAAGGAATCTTCTCTTCAGTCATGTGGTAGAACTCATAACGTTCTACACTATTCTCAAGATAATCGTGACCTACATGTTCGTCAAAAGATACTGCTAAGGCATCTTGAAGAATGCTTGGAATCGCATCAGTTGATACTTTCTTATTGCCGCCATCTGCGATTTTGATAGACTCCAAGAGTGCGAGATAGATTGCTCTGTCTTTACACCACTTCTCTGTGGTGTCAAGCAACCACTGGTGCTCGACTGATTCAGTAGTAAGTTCTTGAATCGTTTTAACTGCGTTTTGATATACTTCCTCATTTAAATCTTTCCTTGCTTCTAAGTTGATTGTCAATACTTCTTTGGTAGGAACAAGTTCATAGTTGCTTGCAAAGTTCCACACTTCTTCGTAGATTACCTTTTCATGAATCTCATTAAAGTAATCTGGTTTTACAAAAGGAACAACCTTCCTGTAGAACTGTTCGTTACACAGGAGGTTGCGTAAAATAGTTGTCTCAATCCTCTCCATCCGCTACTCCATATAGAAACTCTTTACGGGCACATTCATCTAGGGCTTGGAGGATGTCCTCTGTGAAATACTTCTCAGGATTGGCAAGGATAACAGAAGGATAAACGGAAGATTCCCCAACAGCAATCCGATTGCCCTTGCGTTCGAATACTCCGTATTTCTCACCCAACTCCAGTAATCCATAATACTTATCCAATCCCCTTGCGTCATAGTAGAGCCTCGTTTCGATGTCTGAGTTTTCTTTTGTAAAGCGTGACTTTTGTGCTTTCACTTTGATAATGTTACCTACAACTTCAGTTCCATCTTTCTCTTTCTTCTTTGACAGGAAGAGAATCGTTGATGCAGCATACTTCAAACCAGTGCCACCACCCATTTCTTTCGTCGGCACATATGCACCCACTACTTCATATGTATGGTTGGTAACGATAAGAGGAATACCAGCTTGCGCCAGTTTCAGTGACAGAATACGGAAGATAGATTTGATGACCTGAGCACGAGTCATGTCACGAGTTTCTTTACCATCAGTAGCATCCTGAATCTCTTTGGATGTAGACAACATACCCAGAGAGTCAAGAACAAACAGCAGCGGTGGTCTATCTTCTTTCTTCAGTTTGGTATACTCATCCACAACCTTGATAGATTGTGTGCGAAACTCTTGAACCGTAGTAACAGGAACAAGACCAACACGCTTCACATCAATACCACGAGAAACCATCATGTCTTTAGACACGGCAGATTCTGTTTCAAAATAGATTACCTGAGCATCAGGATTACTATTCAGGAAATGTTTGACGATAGAGAGGGCGAAGAATGTTTTACCAGTAGAGGATTCACCAGCAAGTGCGGTGATTTTGTTTGAGGGTAATCCTCCAAAAATACTCCCACTAATGAGAGCGTTGAGAATATAGCTGCCTGTATCAACAAAGCCGTCGCAATCCCCCGTTGCGATTCCGTCATCCGCCACACTCGCAAACTCATTATCTAACTCCTTAATAACAGATTGTAAAAAACTCATAATACCTCAAAAGAAAAAACTACTTAAACTGCCTTTGCGTTCGTATTGCCAGTCAATACATTCTAGCACAGTTTTCAACGGTTCGAGGAAACTCTTCTCAAACTGTAGCGTATAGTCGATATATTTGTCAAGGTTCAGTTCCTTCGGCAGTTGTTGAAAGAACGAGATGACATTCTCACGAATGGGATTTGGTGTCTTCAGATAGATAAACTTAATCTTCTCGCCTTCTTGAATGACAGGATACTTGTGCTCCAGATTGTTCTTACGAATGTAATAGTTATACAGCAGAGCACCACGCACCTGAATCGGTGTTGACTTCTGATAGATGTCAGCAGCACTACGATACTTCTTCAGACCGTTACATCCACGAGGGAATGCGATGTTGAGATAGTTCTGTTTCTTTGTGTCTTCTTTGATTTCGTTGATGAAGTCAATCAAGTCATCGTTAGTTTTAGTAATGATGATTGTATATGCCTGCTCCAGTTTGTCACGAAAGTAAGCTGGAGTGGAGGAACGAGCGGTCTCCATACCACAGATTTTCATCTTGGGTTTGGCATAACGCACACCTTCACTATCCCAGACGTTGAGAACATAGCGTTTCTTGGCGGTCCAGAAACCACGCTCAGCAATGTTCTCACGCTTCATCTTCATCTTCTGGTCGTAGGCGTTGAGGTAGTCAGCCAGTTCTTGGTAAGAACTTTCAATAAACTTTTCAAGTTCCAACGAAGCGACCTTATCAAGGAACGAGACAATGCTCTCAGAAGTTTTCTCTCTTCCTTTGTATACAGTTTCAACCAAAGGGCCCAGATTAAGATACATAGAATCAGTGTCTGAAGCAATAACATAATCAACATCCTCTGTTTTCAAAACTTTATTAAGATAAGCATTCATCTTCTTCTCAATCCAGCGAATAGATAGCTGACCAGAAAGAGTGATTGCTTCAGCGATTTCAAGTTTGTAGTAACGGAAGTGCTCGTTACCGATAGCACCATAGGCAGAGTTGAGTTGAATCTTTCGTGCCATCTGAATGTTATTACAGCGAGCAATCTCTTTCTTCAACTCAATCGTTGGGGTTTTCTCATACTGCTGCTTGGCAGCAAGCATCTTCTTTTTGTAGATGGTTCGGTCTTCGTAAATCTTCTCCATCAACTTGGGAAGGAACCCCTGCTGCTTCGTCGTATAATGCGTTCCATTGGCGCACAGGGTCTCCCCTACGAGGTCTGAGGTATCGAACGCTTTATCCAGCAGCATATCCACATTGACGCTGCTACGGCGGTCTAGGAGCGTCTCAGGCGACAGGTTGTATTGCATGATGAGGTGTGGATACAGCGAGTTCAAGTCGAAGTTCACAATCCAATCATACATGCCAGGAATAGGTTCTTTCACATACGCACCAGCATACTTAGCATCCTTGACGCTATCTTTCTTAGGAGGAATCACAATACCCATCTTCGCCAGATAGATGAAGATAATGTTATCCCACATACGCACCTGAGAATAAACATCTTCGTAGTTTACTTTGGCGTCATATGCCATAGTGAATGCCAACTCAAGCAGCTTCATCTTGTCTTCCAGTTGGTCAACAAGGCGAACGTCATGAATGTTATACAACACAAACTTATTCCAATCTTTCGTGTAGAACTCCTTAAAAGTATCAAACTCAGAGTGGTCGAGTTTCTTAGCGTCAAGTTCTACAGAACAGATATGATCAAGTCGATATGATTCTTGGTTGGTGTATGTGAACTTCTTGTAAAGTTCCAGGTAATCCAAACAAGCAACGCCAGGAATATCATATGCAATCTGTTTGCGACCCTTGATATAAATCTCACGAGAAGAGATTAGTTTCCAAGGCGACAGAAGTTTTGTGTGGTCTTCACCCAGCATTCTATCCATGCGGCGGCAGATGTATGGAATATCGAATAGTTGAACATTCCAACCTGTAATCACATCTGGAGTATTTTCCTGCCACCAACCGAGGAAGCTAGAAAGGAGTTTCGTCTCATCGTTACAGTGGATGTAATCAACCTGTCTGTCTTCATTCTTGAAACTTTTTGATCCCCAGACAGTGATGCGATTTGTAAAAGAATCACGGATAGAAATAAGGAGAATCTCTTGGTCTGCTGATTCAATATCAGGGAAACCATTCTCTGCTCCAGTTTCAATATCCAAAGTAAATGTGCGGATGAGAGAAGAATCGAAACGAATCTCGTCATCAGAATATGCCTCGTTGATATACTGATATAAGTATCTAGTATTTCCATGAATCTCAAATCCTTCTACACCCTCATATTGATTGATAAACTGACGACAATCATTAATAGAACCAGGGCGCACCTCTTTGAGGTAACGCCCATCAAGGCTCTTATGATCCGTCTGTTTATTACAGGGGATGTATAGTTTGGGATTATAGTTTACACGATACTGAACACGGTCACCATTTTCATATCCACGAACGAGGATGCGATTCCCCGCCTGTTCAATGTTCGTATAAAACCTCATGCGTCAACCCACAGTCTTCTGGTAGCATTCTAGCACAAGATGACCAGGATCGCAAATGGTCAGAATGTCATCTGACCTGAGATACACCTGAGATTGTGTAGTATACCTGGGAAACTTTTGAAGAGTGATGTAATCTGTTTGTGTGGTGATTACTTCCTCTCCTGTCTTTTCATTGATTTCAGTTTCTTCAGATTGTTCAACAAAGACCGCTCCTGCGGGTGCAACATGTTTTTGTTCTCTGTTCGAGTAATCCCAATAACTCATATCTATAATACGATATGGATTTGTTAGAAGACACTCTGGGCTTTCTTCTCTTTCCTCAATCTGCGCTATCAGATAATCCTGATTCTTCAGCACTATCACTTGAATCAGTGGTTGATACGGTGTCGTTGTCATTTAATCTATCTCCAAACTTTTCAATATAAACATTTAGAATATCTGGTTCTGGTTCTCCAACAGCAGATACAACATCATAAGGAACTTTAAACTCATTATCAATAGAATAAGGAATCCACTTAGTAAAGTTTACAGAAAACTGTCCTTCTGCTGAAGGCGTCATACTCAAAGTATAAGGGCATTTGAAAACAAACCCCAATCCCTTTCCTGTTTCTGTATCAGTTACTTCTCCGACTGCAGTGATTAGTTTTTCTCCGTACTTTGTCAAAACAATTTTTGGGACCATAAAAAATCTCCTATAGATTTCAATATTATAACACAAAAAATAAAAGGGGGCAAGGGCTGATTCTGACCAGCCGTGCCCCTGGTGCCGACGATATTTGGGTTACCCCGCGTTTATTTATCCTTCGGTTAGAAGTTGTTGCTTATCAGCACCAATATTATATGTAGTACGTTTCTGATGTTCTGGGATGATCTTCTCCAATGAGATTGTTAATAGACCATCTGCAAAATCTACAGAGGATACTCTGACATCATCTGCGAGTTGCCAGCTGTGGGAGAATGAACGCTTGGAGAGACCTTTATGAATGTATGTTCTTTCAGAATCTCGTTTCTCAACTTTAGAGGCAACTCTGAGAATGTTCTGTTCAGTAGAGACCTCGATCTCATCTGATTTAAATCCAGCCAGAGCGACTTCAATTTCGTAGTTAGCATTATCGTTTTTGATGATGTTGTAGGGTGGATAGTTTGTATTGTGACCTGACATAGCATCAAGTCGATTAAAAACATTTTCCAATCCTACGTTGAATGGGGTGTAAACATCCCATGTATATGTATTCGTCATTTGATTGCTCCTTGAATAAGCGAGTTTTTATTAGAGACCCCTAAGGCATCTCATAGTATTATATATCAAAGAGCAATAAAAAAGGGAGTGTGGAACTCCCTACTAAATTATTCGGTTGCTTCGGTCTTCTTACGACCAATGTTGTATTTACTTTCAAGCGTCCATTCGTCTTTCTCTTTGAAAGCCAGAACCTTGATTTGATTCAACGGCGCAACATCTGCAATAGCATCTGCTTTTACAACAGCAATCAATCCCCAGTCACTGAGGAGTTGAATGATTCTGTTTCTACGTTGAACATCATTCACTGAAAGATTTGTATTCTTTCCGTCAAGAGCAAACAGCTCCTTGAAGTGAACGATATAATACTTGCCTTGCTTATGTAAGATATGACAAGATTGATAAATCTTTTTTTCTTTTCTAGAAGCAACACCGATGCGAGTTAGGGTCTCACGAACTTTGAGGAAATCATCAGGTTCATTGAGAGTAACCTCAACCATATCAGCTTGCTTCCATTCTACTTCGATATCAGGAGTCATCGTTTCCCACCTTTGTCTACAAGTTTTTTAATGTGTTCAAGTTGATTCTTAGATAATATTCTCAATGCTTGTAGAGCTTTATCGTCATTATAACCATAATACTCCTTAATCGCATCAAGGTATTCTACTTGAGATTTTTTCGCCCAAGGCGAAAACCGCTTACGCGGATTGATACTATTTATAAAAAAGTCATATTGCATCTTCTTATCCAACTGAGGATACATGTTCATCTCATTGGCAAAGAGAACTGTGTCATGGAAAGCAGATAGACATTTGTTTACAATGAAAGGTGGATATGCTTTTTCTGATTCTTCATCAATAACTACCGACTTCTTGGTTTGATTGATAGAAGTCAGATATTCGGATAGAGTTGGTTTCGTCATAGTTAGTAATCAAAAGTTCTGCACGGTCTTTTTGTTCATTCATGTAGTCACCTACAGAACGCATAGTATAAGTTAAATCCCATTTGGTTTGATTGTATCCATCATACCACTCCATGAGAGTAGGATTGGTGTTGTAGGTAATCATCCAGTTATCTTTTACATTACCTTGAGTGATGTAAGCATGGAACATCTGATGGTCAAATCCTTTATGAAGTTCTCCTTTCTTACCATAGAGATTATCTTTGATATCGTAAGGAGGGTCAAAAAACCAGAATGTTCCGACAGGAGCAGATGTCATCATCATCTCCCAGTAGTTGAGATTTGTAATCTTCCAGTTATGAATCAGTTCAGAATACTTAGGAAGATTCTCAATACCACGCATAGTGAAGTTGTGGTCACTTGCTTGTGGAGAGAATGAAGATGATTCTGTCAGACCAGAGAAACTACATTTGTTGATGACATAAAAAGCAGCAGCACGATAAAGATCTTCTGATTCTGGGTGGTTCAGTTCAATCTTCATTTGATTGAATAGTTCACGGGCGGCATCAGGTGTATTGTATTCTTCTTTATATCCTTTCAGAATCTCATAGAGACCATCTACTTCATCACGCAGAATACACCAGAAAGTAAACAAAGGATTGTAAAGGTCATTCACCCATACAGGAATGTCTGGGTATTCCTTACTGAATGCAATAGCAGGACTGCCGCCACCCAGAAAAGGTTCACGGTATTCTGTGATATCTTTAGGGAACTTAGGTAGTAGATATTTCATGGCACGAGATTTGCCACCAGGATAACGAAGAGGGGTTTTCAGGGATTTCATTTCATACTCCGAATAAAGTTTCTAGCAAAGATTTCTTTTTCATGGAAGTAATCTCTTTCAATACGTTCACCGCCATCTAGGAAAAAATGCTCTGGTTGTGGATTACATGACGCAACAATATTCGTGCCGCTTTTCTTAATATTATACAGCATATTACTGGGAACACAACAAGCTCTCAGCAGTTTGGGGTCGGTAAAAATATAGTAATCAGCAGGAACAAAATCTGACACATCTTTTTCGCCCCACCCATTCATAACAATGGCACCCCTAACCGATTTTTTTGCAACGTTTTTAAACGTCACCTTTTTACTTTCATAAGTGACATTGTTGCCGTCAACTAAATCAACTCCAATACTATTTTGCCTCACCAGCAACCCATTGCTACATTCCTCGTAAATCATTTCCACCATTCTCCCAACATCAAAATACTGAATATTTTCAGTGGGAGTGGAAATAGTAGAGAGAGTTCTAGCAACCCAAGGCAAATCAATCTGAGCAAAATCAATCATTTAAACTTACACTCCACCATAATTTCAGTTAGACAAGCGAGAAGATTAATCTCTTGATCAGCTACGAACGCAATCTGATATTGATACTTAGCAAGCACCAACACAGCAGGAGGAATAGAAGAACCTTCAAGCACCTCAGTCAAAGAGTTGTAGATTTTACGAATGATAGTGTTAGGGTCACTATCCATGTTATCAACCACCCACTGACGCACAACATTATATTCCTTACCCTTCATCGCTCGCATCAACTGGTCTGTGTTTACATCAGCAATGTCACAGAGCACAGCAGAGTCAAGGGCACCGCTGGCAGAGTGACGCTGCGCTTCGTTCAGCAGGCGTCGCCAGTCGGGGTAGTAACGCTGAATCAGTTTGACCAGCACCTTGTCCTCATACGCCATGCCAGAGGCGTCTAGGATGCCCTGTAGGCGCTCAAAGAACTGCGCCTGTAACTTCTGCTGTTCGCCTGCCTTAATGCGGAAATCAACGACCGTACAGCGTGAGTGCAGCGGTTCAACGATTTTGTTGATGAAGTTGCAGGTGAAGATGAAGCGACAGTTGCTATGAAACTCTTCTACGAATGCTCGCAGCGAGAGCTGAACATCATGGGTGGTGTTATCTGCCTCATCAATAATCACAACCTTGTGCTTACCACCACCAGTCAAACTGATAGTAGAAGCAAACTGTTTAACACGAGTTCGGATTGTATCAAGAAAACGACCTTCATCCGAACCATTGATAACAATGTAACTGAGTTCGAGTTGCTCACACAATGCTTTGGCAACGGTAGTTTTACCAACGCCAGGAGGACCAGAGAGCAAGAGATTAGAAATCTCACCCTGCTCAATGAATCCAGTAAATACTTTCTTTAACGAAGTAGGGAGGATACAATCTTCAATCTTATGAGGTCTGTATTCCTCCACCCACAGGAAGTTTTTCATCAAGGTTCAAGCGCAATGTAATAAGTAAGGTCAAGTGTCAGATGCTTCCATTTAGAAATGTGATGCTTGGAAACACCCACTTGATAATCACCCTGAAGCAAACGAATGTTTTCTACTTTCAGGTCAAGAGAATGGGAACCTTCAAATGTTCCAGGAACAATGATATCATAAGTGTTTGACGTTGTGATTTCATTGTCACGAACTGAAAGAACAATCTCTTCATCGGAACTGATATTTAAATCAGGAAGCTTGTAGATACCAGTTGCTTTTTGAATGGCGGCGATATCAGAGGCAGACAGAGTAAACTGAATATCAGAACCAGGATACTTTACCGATTTGTCTGGTGCAGTTTTGAGTGTAATCTCAGGGTCTGAGAAATAATATTTGACACGACTACGCCCATCTTTGATAGTAACATAGTCATTATTGTCAAACACCAAAGAAGGATTGTCAAACAAAGACAGACCAGCAATAAACTGGTTGAGGTCGTAGATAGCAAAGGTTTGAGGAAAAGATTCTTCCACATTTGCCGCAGCCAGGATATTCTCAGCGTTGGAAATGGTTCGTAGAGTGTTACCCTTTTTGATAATGATGCCATTATTAATCGTGGCGAAGTTCTTTAGAATATTCAGTGTGGTTTGAGATAGTGCGACTGTGCTCATTTAAACTCTCCAAGACCGTTTTCCATGCGACTATAGTGTCTATCAAAGTGAAGCAGCAGCATAGCATAGTGAATCACTTTGAGAAGGTCTCGTTTGTTATGACCATCTTTGTCACCATAACGACTACCGTATTTGAGAATGTTTGCCTGACAAAAATCTGGTGCCAGGTCTTTTGCTGCCATCAAATCAATCGTTTGAATGTCATTATAGGCATCATTATGACCACAGTAGTGACTACCGTAAGTGCTCACAACATACTCCTCAACTTCTTTGAGGATTTTGTCTTCATTGTATTTCCATTGCATAGTTAGATTTCCTGGATAATAGAATCTATTTGGTTAGTATAGCACTTTGCTGCTTCGTAGTCAACCTCCGTAACGTAGAGATGACCAAGGTAACAAAATACTTCTTTGTTGCCATGTGATTCAGTGATACGGCACTTGATTAAAAAAAGACCCCCATCTTTTTTACGAATGAGGGTGTGGCGAGAGAGGTTTTCAAACATCAGAAGGTAACATCAGTTTCAACAGTCAGTTCGGGTTCATCTTTGGTAGTGTCAATAGAAGCATCAATCTTGGAATAGAGTTCCATGAACGATTGCTTGGTTTCGTCATCAAAGCGAGCGACACAAACATCAATGGCTTTCTTGCGCTTGCCGAAAATGCTGAAGGCACGGATGATATGCACAAGGCGGCGAGTAGAAATGATTTCGTCAACACCACCATCGTAGAAGGTCTTACGAATAATCTCTGCCCATGCTACCAGACGCTCAACAAACTCAGCATCGTAAGCATTCAGCGACTCTGCAGCTTTCTTCAGAATGGCAGTTTCAACCTTGACAGAAGGATATGCCTGTTCAAAAGTTACAGGGAAACGCTCAAGGAAGGCTTCGTTGAGAACGTTAGTGCCGATGAAGCGACCATCATCAGAACCTTTACCCTTAGTGTTGGCGGTTGCAAACACATTGAAACCATCAGCGGGTTTGACATACTTACCAATCTTCTTAAGGAAGACACCCTTACCCTCAAGCACAGATTGCAGGCAGAGGATTTTGTTAGAGGCAAGGTCAATCTCATCCAGCAGCAGGATAGCGCCACGATTCAGTGCTTGAACCACAGGACCATCGTGCCACACAGTTTCACCGTTGATAAGACGGAAACCACCAATCAGGTCATCCTCGTCAGTTTCAATAGTGATGTTGACACGAATCAGTTCACGCTTCAGTTGGGCACAAGCTTGTTCTACACCGAAAGTTTTACCATTACCAGACAGACCAGTGATGAACACAGGGTAATACTGACGAGAAGAAATAATCTTTTTAATATCAGTGAAGTTACCAAAGCTGACGAAGTTATCATCTTTATCGGGGATAAGGTTTTCGACTTTCTCTACCACAGGTTCAACAGCAGGTTGATTATAGGTTTGTTCCAGTTGCTCTACAGCAGTCAGATGCCACAGACCACGCTGCACCTTGAACGATTCCAGTTTCTTAGTGAGAGTTTGATAGGTAGTGCCAGTTTCATCGGCATAGGTGCGAAGGTCAGCGGCAGTCACAACCTGACCGAAACGCTCGATGATGGGGGCGACTTCAAAGTTTTTCATGGGGTGGGGTCGTTTTGTATGTAAGTATTATAGAGGAAAAAGGGTGGGGGCACAAGCCCCCGAGTGATTAGATTAACTGATGAGTGAGGCGAAGGAGGTCAGCATCTTCTTATTGACACTTTTCTTGGCAAGTGCTTTTTTGAAAGCGTTGCCAATCTCCTTATTGGTTGCATCATCTTCCACTTCAAACTCAGTGGTAGCAGACAACCCATCAAGTGCCATCAGATAAAGAGATTGATAACCAAGATGATCAACCAGCTCAGCAGATTTAGTTTTCTGCCACTGCTTTTGAATGTCACTATAAGGAATCTTACAGTCACCATTGCTATAAGCACTGTGAAGATGACGACCACTAATCAGACGAATACCAATAAGATTGACATCGGGGAAACGGTCACGCACATTCTGCAGAAACACTTTGGTGATTTTATCAGAGCAACCATAGTATCCGCCCTCAAAGCGAGGATAAACACGCCCAGTTTTACGGTCACGCAGTACACAATCATTGCCAACATGGTTGTAACCTACACGGGTGTGACGATAAGGATTCTCAACAATGTAGTTAATAGATTGAGATTCGCCGTCAGTCAGAATAACCACGTTAGTTTTCTGCACCTTGTTACGCTTCTGAAAGTCAGGGATAACAGCAGTCAGAGAAATCGCTGCCTCATGGAGAGGAGTGCCAGACAGACCGTAACCAGGAGGGTTGCAGTAAGAACGATACCCACCTTCACAGTTAGCAAGACGCCAGAAGTTCTTCAGTTGAGCTTCAAGGTCTTTACCATTACGACCGTTGCTGCTGACCATATTCAGCAGACGGAAGTTTTCGTAGATGGAAACATAACCAGGCACTTCTTTGTGGTGCTTCTTAGATTTAGTGCGAGTCATAGAAGAGTAATCGTAGTTACGAGCACCCCAGTAATCATTAGTGAAAGCATAGATGTCAAAAGGAATCTGCACTTTCTTACAGAACCATGCGAGGTTCAGCAGTTGCTTAACAGTATCCACCAGGCAGTTACCCATAGAACCAGACCAGTCAAGAATAAAAATCAGACCGTGATTCTTACCGTCAGGCACGATGTTAATCTTCTTAAACACATCTTCATTCCACTTGTAGGTGTGGAGTTTCTGAGTGTCAAGGATACCAGTCTTGGCAGTAGATGCACGAGCATACTGGTCAGCAGATTTACGCATCTCAAACTCTTTGACCAGATAGTTCACCTCACGCTGAGCTTCTGCACGAAACTTAGCATACGAACTATCTACTTCAATGAAAAGAGATGCTCCCTGCTCACCATAAGTAACACCGCAATCTTCCATCACCTGCTTGTTAGGAATCACAAAGGTCTCAACATTCAGTGGCGGCAACTCAATGTAGTGAAGTTCTTGCGAGTAATGATTAGAAGACAGTTGCTTCTGCTTCTCGCTGAATGCCTTGTCAGTTTCAGAATCAAAGTTCTCAGTGCCACCAGATTGACCAGCAGTAGAACTATCGCCAGAATCCTGTGGTTGGTCTGCATCAGCACCACCCTGAGTTTGGTTGCCGTTACCAGAAACTTGCTGAGGTTGCTCACCCTGACCTTCAGAACTATCACCCTCATCTGGGGTAGAATCACCCCCACCTTGAGTAGAGTTGGCAGTATCCATTTCCACCTCAATCTTCTGCTGCTCCTGCGTATACTGCAGAATCTTACGAGCAACTTCTACAACTTCATCAAAAGTTTCTGCAACTTCCAGTTCATCAACCAGAACTTTTTCTTCAGGTTTCCAAGTGAATACCTCACCAGCATGAACGCCAATCTTAAAGTAAAGATTGATACGGTCAATCAGTTGATAGGAATCCATGCTGCGCTCACCAACTTCAAAGAAGTCAGCATCATGCAACTCTTTGTATCCAGTGTAGAAGTTGCGAGCGAGACCAGGAAACTTACGCTTCATCATTTTCTCAATGCGAGCATCTTCGCAGACATTGAGATAGGATTGGGGGATACCATAGTCCGCGCCCCACTTGTCAGGCGTATACAGAGCATGACCCACCTCATGCCCCACGAGCATATCGTAGACGTTGGGCGATGCCACATCCCACATAGGCAGCGTGAGCACACGGTCTTTCACATTGAACATGGCGGTCTCAACCTTGCGATGCTCAACGATGAGGTTTTCGGTAGCGAGGAGTCGGGCAAGATTGCCCTTGACTTCCATGTTCAGCATTGGTCTCTTGCGTTGTTGAACCTACTATACGGCAAAGGGGGTGCCGAAGCAACCCCCTATAAGTCAATCAAATATTTCGTCAGTGACGTATGAGAAATTTTTATGCTTCTCAAATCTTAAGCATCTTTCAAATTTATCCGCCATATTTTCTCGATGAGAAATAACAAACACATTTGTTTTATCATCAAAGCTTCTTAGAATCCATCCAAGGTCGCTATTGCCAGATTGGTCAAGTGACCCATCAAAGATTTCATCTAAGATTAAAAGATTAGTATCCACGCTATTCTTAAGTTTAGCAACACTACGCCAAGTAAGCAATAGAGCAATATCAATTCTAGCTTTTTCACCTTCAGAAAAAGATTCATAACTAAATTCATCTCGGTAACGTGATTTGATTACTTCTTCAAAGTTATCATCCAGCATAAAACTTGCAGAAAACTCCATTTTTTCTAGGTAATCGTTGATGAGTTTATTCATCGTCGGTAAGTATTTTTTGATGATGCGCGTTTTGATGCCCGAATCTTTGAGAAGTTGTGCCGCTGTGAGTAAGCAGTCTTTTTCTTCTTTTGTTTCAGAAATTGTTTCTTGGACTCGCTTCCCGTCTTCGCTAAGGGATTTAAGAATTGAAAACTGCTCCCGTTGATTGACATCTGAATCCCTGAGTTTTCTGATGTCGTCGTCCAGTTCTTCAATTCGTTTATGAAGTGACTTAATTTCATTATTGAGTTGTCTATTTTTTTGATTGAGTTCGTTTATTTCATCAATCAAAAGAATAAAGGTATCTTCTTTACTTTGGAGATCTGAAAGTTGTTGTCCCAAATCAGACACGCCTTTCTCCACCTCAGCAAGTTTATCCGAGAGAATCGTGATCTTTTCTTGTTTAAAATGCTCTGCGATACTCTGACCGCATGTTGGGCAAGCATCATTCTCCTCAAAGAATTTCTTCTCTTTTGCGTGTGACTTTCGCTTGGTTGACAGTTTCTCTTTGATCGAAGTGATCTTAGATATCGTTGTTTTAAGAGTCTGCGTGTCTGAAACGGCAGTGGTCTTAGCGTTGATTTCCGTGTCGTTATTGAGGATTTCCGATTCATAATCTAGTGCCTCTTTTAATAGGGTGTCTTTACGATTCTCTTTTTCCTGAATGTCTTCTTTATTCTTCTTTTCAATGTCAAGCATAAACTGCTTTTGCATGTCAATCTTCTCTTTGACCAAAGACAGTTTATATTCGTGGTCTTTCAACTCATCATTGATTACTTTAATCTTTTCTTTTAGATTGACATTCATTGTTGAGAAGATTTGAATGTCAAGGATGTCTTCGATGATTTCTCTACGAGCTGCCAGGGGAAGACGCATGAAAGGCACAAAGGTAGATGAACCTAGCACCACAATCTGAGTAAATGATTTGTAGTTCATTTTGAGAATGGTTTGCTCAAAATGTTTTTGCTGATCTACAGCAGATGCATCTTGATCAAGCAGCACACCATTCTGTTGTATTTCAAACTTGTTAGGTTTAATACCACGAGTTACTGTATATTTATTTCTACCAACATCAAAGTTAACTTCCACAACACAATCTGATTGATTGATAGAGTTGAGTAGCTGTGGTTTGTTAATCTTTCTAAATGGTTTACCAAACAAAGCAAAAGTGAGGGCATCGAGAATGGTTGACTTGCCAGCACCATTTGCCCCCACAATCAAACTACTTTTACTGTCAGTTAACGAAATTTCAGTAAACTGATTGCCAGTAGATAGAAAGTTTTTCCATTTAATCGTCTTGAAGATTATCATAGTAATGAGGGGGAACAATAATGTCGTCGGGTTCAACGATGAGATACTTCATGTTTCTCATCTCACACATTCCGATACCAGCTTTGGCATCTATTTCGTATGTCATTAAAGGAGGAAGATTTTCTTCTGTGCTGTTTGCTTCCAACAAACCAAGATACCTTTCGGCATCATCTTCCTCCCGAAAGAAGTATACTACATGATCGCCCTCTTCGTCAAGCACCGAGTAAACACCGTCTGGTTGTTCTTGGAGAGTGATCAGAAACATTTATACTACCTCACAGCTTTCAATATATAGTGTCTTCATGATACTCTTAAGTTTGTTTCTGTCAACGGTTAACTCTACCTCATCAATATATTCGTTGAGAAGAGTTAATGTATCTTTAACCTCAGTGACTTCATCATCTTCAACAAATGCATCGTTCACTAATGTCTCGATAATCTTTACGTCATGTGGTTGCTTAGCAAATACTTCGTCAACGAACTTTTCAAATGCCAAGTAATCTTTTTTATCTTCTACAATAATCTTGACAAAAGTATTTGCACACTCACAGGTATCGAAGCTGAGATGAGAACTAGTAGAATCATTATAATAGATTTTCTGGAAAATCTCATAAGGGTTCTTGACCCGCTTGAGTTTATTTGTCTTTGGCTCATAGAGATGAAATCCTCGCTCGTCTTTATAATCATTCCAAAACATTTGATAGGGGTTACCTAAGTATGTAATGTTACCTCTGGTAGATTTGTGATGAAAGTGCCCAGAGAATACTTGTTTGAATTTTTTGAAGATAGAAGGATCCATGCCATGCTCCATCTTCATACCAGGAGTAACTTCAAAACCATTCAGCTCTAAATGACCCATGGCAATCTCAGCACTGGTATCATTAATCCAAGCCATTGTCTCTTCCATGTTAGAAGAGTTAATCCATGGCATCATAAGAATCTTAGTGCCATCAATCATTACTGTCTCTGGGCGAGAGTAGATTTCAATATTACTAAAATCTTTCAGCAGCAAATCGGGTGAGTTAATCTCGTTGGTATTCTTATAATAGGTACAGTGATTGCCAAGAATCATGTGAACGAAGATACCCATGTCTTCAAGGCGTTGAAAATAATGTTGACGCACCCTGCTCCAAACATTAAAATCAATCCCCTTACGATTATCAAACGTGTCACCGAGGTCAATAACAGTTTTGATTCCATGTTTCTCAAGTGTAGGAAAGAATACCTCGTCATAGAATTTTTTGAAGTATTCCCAAAACGCAACACTTCCCTTTCTCCCGTCTAGATGTTGGTCTGTAATCAATGCTACTGTCATCGTTTAGATCTCATTTCAAGGGATTCTTTGATACTATTCATATCAGAGTAACTGCTATTATAACCAGCCATGTCACCGCTGTAACTGTCTGTATACAAAACTTCATCAAACCCAGACTTTTCAAGAATCTTAGTTTTGATTTCTAGTTGCTTTTTCTCACGTTGAATCCTACGCAAGAAAGCATAATAGATAATCTGAGTGAAGTAAGCAAATGGATTGGTTGACTTCTCTGGATTAAAGTTATCGATATACTGAAGACAGTTTTCGATCCCATCACAGATCATATCATCCCTAAACATGTAGTTGACAAAGTTAGGTTTGTATGATAGGTGGGTAGCAATCTTTAAAAAACATTCCCCAATATAGTTGGGAACTTTAGGTTTGGGTAGATCTGCTTTTTTAGCTGCAGAAACCTGCTGTCGATACACCATCAGGGCATCGAGGAACTCTCGGTTATTAACATAGTTTTCCTTGGTTGTGCGTCTACCCATTGGCTTTTCGACTGTTAGCATAGTGTACATCCGTTGGTGTTAATATTGTAACACACCTAACGGTTATTGTAAAGGGGCTTGACACAACCCTTAAAATCGTATATAATAGCAGTGTTGCGCTTTCAAGATTTATTATATATCTCTTCTAATAACTTCTTAGATTCTTTAATAGATCCCAGATAACCTTCTGAGTTTCTGGGATTTTGTCTTTTAGATGAAGAGTTTGATTCTTTGCTTCTTGATTTTCTATATTGACTTTTATCTTTTAAATGATCTTCATAGAAAGAAATAATACGTTCATCAAGTTCAATCATAGTAATAATTTGAGAACGAGGAATAATAAACATATTTTCAAAAGTAGCATTCATCCAATCATCAAAGACGATTCCTTCCACAATCATCTTTCCTTTTTTTTGTTCTACTTTTTCAATCACTCTAGGTTCTAATACCACAATAACATCATCATTTGAATCGTAACTAACTTTAGCTACAATCTCTTCACCCGAAGTAAGTTTTATGGATGCGTAAAATTCTTCTTCCATATTATCTTAAATCTATTTTTATTATTTCTACATTAAACTTTTCTTCTTCGTATATTTTCAATCGTTCATCTAAATGTTTCAGGGTGTAGTTTTTCTGAGGAGTTCTGCAATACTCATCAGCAATATCATAAAGAGTTGCATAAGTTTTGTTATCGCCCTTACGCAATACACGCCCAATAGATTGTAAGTTTCTTACTCTTGATTTTGATGGTGAGGCAAACACAACATTGTGTAGATTACGAATGTTAATGCCAGTGCTGAATGTTCCGTATGAAGCTACGATTACTGCGTCATTTTCAGTTTCAGTAATCCTTCTAATCTCTTCGCGCTCTTCTGTGTCTACACCACCATAGACCAGAAAAACTTTACGACCTTCTTTAACAACTCTATTTATGCTTTCGTATAGAGGCATTCCGTGACGCTCAACATAGTTGAAGAGAACCAAAGTGTTACCTTCTAAGTCACGCACTAAGTTTCTAATCAAACGATTACGTTTTGGATTATCTACAATCGCATCGATTTCATTTTGATAATCAAAGAACTGCTCTGTTTCATGTTTGAGTAAAAGAACCTTAATACGAAAATCCGATAGATGACCTTCTTTGATTAACTTTTCTGTTTTAGTAACATGCTTACATTCACCAAACAATCCTTCCAGCACCCATTTGTGTGTAGCAGAACCATCAAGTGTTCCAGTAAAACCAAAACGATACTTAGCTTCATGGAGTTTAGTCATGATGCCAGTCAGTGATTTAGATTTGAATAGGTGTGCTTCATCTCCAATCACACAGGAGAAGTCATCAAACCAACGCTTAGGAAACTTGTAGATAGATTGCCACGTAGAAATGATAACTGCTTTCTCTACGTTCTTATCTTTACCTCCGTAAATCTTATGACAATGTTCTTCTACATCCCAACCGTAATCTTCAAAATCTTTATACATCTGTTCGACCAGTGAAGTGGTGGGAACAATGATGAGAGTTTTCTTTCCTGTCTTTTTATACTCAGAAGCATAGTAGTATCTCACTAACGAGTAAATCATCAGTGACTTACCAGAAGCAGTGGGAGAAAGTAACAGACGGCGATTGTTTAGAAGAGCTTCGTATACTGCCTTGACTTGATAATCTCTTGGTGTATGATTGGAGCAGATAGCATTCATGAATCCACTAACACCTTCTGGTGTAATCTGTGGATTAACTTCTTCTACATCTCCATAGAACTTATTACCTTGATACTCGATTGAATAACCTTTGACTCCGCTCCACTCTTTGAGGTGTGAGATGAGACCACAATAGAGCTCGCCTGTTCCTGGCGAGTAGAGTCGAATCTTTCCATCCCACATGCCACTTTTATACTGGGGCATAAACTTGGCGTTAGGGATATCAAATGTGAAATAATCTGCGAGTTCATAGTGAACGTGTGGTTCTGCTTTGATTGTGAGGAAGATGTTATTCTTCTTTGCTACTACAAGTTCTGACATTAGGTGCTACCATTAATAAATTTCTCCCACTCGATAGCGTTTTTGATTTGGAAACTTCTGTTGGATATCATTTTAAGAATATTATCCAAAAAGAAAAGTGCCTTGTTAATAAACTCTATCTTCATTTCAATATTAATCAAATCCTCATCCGCTTCCAAATATACTTTCATCTTCTCGGATGTTTTAATGGATTGTCCAAAAGGTTTTTCTTTGTAAACTTCGGGATCTGCTTCCCCTTGATAATATTCTCTTTTTTCTTTTAACTTCATACGATACTGGAACTCCAGTGCTGTCTTCTCTGTTGAGAAATCGTTATAGAAGTTTAAATATTTATTGTGCTGGTAAGGAATGTCTAGCGATATTTGTGCTAGGTCTGCTGAGTATTGTTTGTTTTTAAACTGGAAATCGATATGTGAATCTTCTTGCCATTCTGATTTAACATGATTAAAAAGTGTTCTCAAATCATCAAACTTCATATATCATAACTCCTTGTGATTTTTATCTGTAAAATAATATTTAAAAAACTTAAATGTTACATCAGCTGTAATGTAATCAACGTCTTGGTCTGCTACGTCAAACTCAACACCAGATAAATCAACTGGGAAAAGTTTTTCAAAGTTTACTATTCTATTTGTTCTAAAGTTACTATTTAAAATATGCAGCTCTGCATTACAAAATTGTATACCACTGTCATCATATGTTTCTGCTAGATTATTTTTTTGTATCCAATCAAATATAGTTAAATAGTTTTTTAAATCTTCATCAATAATAAATCGAACTCTAAAATCACCATAACGAACTCCACCTGCAGAAGGGATCGGTAGACTTCTGAATGGAGTTGGAACTTCAGTAGTTCCTACAGAAATATCTGGAACACCAGAACGTTGACAGAAAAAATCTACGCCAGGAAATAACTCCAACTCCAACTTAAATCCAGCTGGGGCAAGAAAGTTTCTATTTTTTGGTTGTTCATCAAACCACTTAGCAGGCATGACCTTATCCTTTTTTCACTATTTATTTGCATAAAAAAAGACCCCCTTTTGGGGGTCTCTACCTTGACCTGTAAATCAGGTGAGGTTAGTAACCTTAACTCTTCTGTAATACTGGTTAGTATTAGCGGTGAGAGCAGAACCGTCAGGAGTAGCACCAGCGATACCATTGCTATTCGTTGTTGAAACGAATGGGTTGCTGACCATACCGTAACGTGTCTTGAATCCAATCTTAGGTTGGAAGGTATCAGGATTGATACTACGAACCATTTGGAGAGGAACGTATGGGCAGTAGAAGAGACCTGCATCATAAGGTGAGGTGCCCTTATAACCCATGACGTAGTAGTGTTTAGCAGCCTGACCCTGTGAGTAAACAGGAGCACCGAATGGATCGATGTAAACACGGATACCACCCTGAAGAACACCAGCAAATACGTTACCAGTGTCATCAACGTTAAGTGAAGTGTTGAGAGCAGGAGCGTAATCAAGCATACCAGCCATCGACATAGCGGAAGCAACGTCTGCTGAGCAGATCATAAAGTTGCCTTTACCTCTACGTGTGAGTTGACCGATTGCGTTTGCATCACGCTGAATCTGGAATAGGAGACCCTTGAACTTTTCTGCCATCCAACGACCGTTTGAATCGATATCAAGGTCAAAAGTACCTTGAGTAGCAACGTCTTGCTGAGCACCAGGAAGTGCAACAGTATAAACGGTACGGATGATTTCGCGGTTGATCTCAGCGAGGATCTCGCTTGAGAGTAGGTTGGCGAGCTCTTGCTCAGCATCAAGACCGTGGATTGCCTTAAGGTCTTGTGCTAGTTCTAAGGTGTACTCTGCCTTGAGTGCGCGTGTCTTAGCAGTCACCGAGGTTTTCTCGATGCTGAACGCCATCTCGCGGAACAGAGTATTTGCTTCGCCTAGAACTTCAGAAGTCTCACGGCTCATGCCACGAGCAACTTCATAGGTGCCAGGAGTGCCGTCATTAAGAACAGCAGGGTTATTACCCTCAGCATCGCCACCAACACCAGCAGCAGAACGAACATTGTAGTCGCCCTTGTTGGCATCGTAACCAGCTGAGAAACCTTCGTCTGGTTCGTAGTAGAGTGCTTCAGCACCGTTCTGGTTCTCGTAACGAGCTCTCATCGCAAAGATGAGACCAGTAGGACCGCTCATTGGTTGAACGCCAGCGATGTCATAAGCGACAAGGTTAGGCATTGAACGGCGGATTAGGCTGATTAGGATAGGATCGAAACCAGCAAGACCAGCAGTGTTGCTTGAGGATAGAGCTGAACCAGCAGGTGCGATGGTTGCAGCGCCGAGTGAGTTTACCTGAGAGGTAACTTCTCCGAGCATTGCATACTCTTCACGAATAGCACGCTCTTGGTTTTCTAGCAGGGTAGCAACAACCTGTTTACGATATGCATCCTTGATTTCAGGAAGACCACCGTGATTTAGAACAGGTGCCCACTTTTCCTGCAAAATTCTTGTATCAGACATTTTGCTTTTACTCCGTTGAGTGATTGGGTTAAAATTATTTATTATTATCAGTTGCTCCAGCGTGAAATCGCCTGAAGATATGCTGCCATTACTGGCGATACTTCTTCAGTTGATTGCTCACCTGAGACTTCAGGGACTACTTGCTCATTAACTACATGCTTAGGGAAGTAGCTGCTAATGAGAGTTGCGACTTTGTTCTTGAAGTCTTCTTCAGAAACAAACTCTACTCCTTCAGCAAGAGAAGCAAGTTTTTCTCTTTGAGTATCAACGAGACCCTCGCTCATATGATTGAGGATAACGGTTTTTTGATAACCAGCGAGTTTATTATTAAGATCAATATTACGCTCAATCTGTTCGTTTAAGCGACCTTCCATTTCACAAAGCTCCTCAGTCATTGTTTCTACAACATCGACTTTCTCTTCTGGGAGATTGAGGTAGTTTTCTTCAAAAACTTTTTTCAGACCACCCATGAACTCTTCAGCAATCTCAAGCTTGAGACCTGCATCGAGTGCAACTTGGTTCTCTTCTACCCAAGTGGTGATTGCATAGCTGAGTGTTTCATCAACTTTTTCGGAGAGAGTAGCAATCTCTTCTTGGAGTTTGGCGGAGAACTGCTCTTCGAGTTTAGTTGCGATTGAAGATACTTGCTCTTCGATACGCGACTTAACAGCAGCTTCGAAGATTGTCGTTGCTTTCGCTTTGAAATCTTCGGAGAACTCTTCGCCTTCGGTGAGGGCAGCAACGTCTTCCGCAGCGGAATATTCGATTGCTTCCATGCCAAATACTTTAGTATTGTTCTGACCATTCTCTACGCCATAACCAGATGACTTAACTGAAAATGCCGACTCAACACCTTTGGAAGTAGTTTGAGCATCGCTAACTTTTTTGTTATGCTTTGCTGCTTTTGCTCCAGGATTGTCCTCACCCTCTGGTGATTCAAAATCCGAACCACCATTGTCTTCTTCTGATTGACCAGGAGCAAGTGAAGTGGCAAGTGTAAATCCACTATCTTTTCCACCACCGCGAGTTTGTGCGTCACCGACTTGACCAGTTACAGGATGCATGTATTGACCGATACCAGATGATTGGCCAGGAACGATTGCGGGAGAAAGCGCACTTGTGCCAACTTCTGACTCAGTTACAAGCTCCTCAAACTTTTCGTTTAAGTTATCTGACATTTGAGATTCCTCGTAATACTTACTATATGTTTATTCTATGATTATTTATGAAATTACAAACTTTGTAAGAAGTGGTTGAACGCCTTCAACGACCTCTCCTCAATATTTTTTCTGGTTGATTCAGAAATATATCTGTGGTATTTAGCAATATTAACTTCCTTAATAATCCCATTTTCCCACACCCACTCTTTTCCTTCCATGATTCCATTCACGAATGCGTCAGGTGCAGAGGGATCTGCTACAATATCGGCAGCAGTAGCGAGCATAAAATCATCACGTACATAGTTAGCCCCGTTCTTTTCTTCGATCGAACCCATGCCTCTAGAAGAAACTCCAAGTTTAACTCCTGACTCCAGAAGAGACTTGGCGATATTTCCCATAGGTGTATTTAAGATTTGTGCCTTACCAACAAAGTTGCTTCCTTCTGCTTTGAGTGAAACGATCTTATGTGACACACGATCTAGATTTACAGTGGGACCATCAGGATGACCTAGTTCACCGAGAGCACGACCAACATTTACATATTGCTCATTGTATCTACCAACCTCGCGTTCAAGAACGCCAAATGGATAGACGCGACCATTACGATTTTTAATATCACCTTGAAGAAATACACCTTCAATGTGTAGAATTTTTCTACCGTTTGATTCTTCTTCGAGGATTCGAATATCCTCAATGCTCTCGGTGATTAGTTTCATTGGTCTGTTTCCTCTGATGGTGTTTCTTCTACCTCCTCGTCAGGAGATTCTGGTTCATCGAAAAAAGAATGAGCAACGACTTGCTTGTAATCTTGCATTGCTTCCGCTGCTTTTCCATAGAGGATGTCAGCGATTTTATCGAGTGCTTGAACTCTATCGCCGTTACGAACGGCATTTACAACTTCAATAGTATCCATTTGATTTAATATTTATTTTTATTTATGATTGAGATGTTTTAGGTTTTGGCGTTGCTGCTGGTTCTGGCATTGGTGGTGGTACAGCTCCCATCTCCAGAGTTGCTGCGTTCATTAGGTTTGTGTGGATTGGATCTGGTATTTTACCTTCCGCAATCTCTGCTTCCATCTGCTTAGTTATTTCGTCATACTCTGCGTCATTTTGCATGAGAACTTGACGGCGAACATATTCAATAGAATAATATTTACCTAAGAAAGGATCGAGAGCTGTTGCAACCTGCAGACGATTACCCATCAGTTCTGCCTGCTTTAGTTCTTCAAAATGATTATCAAACTGATAGTCATATTGAATATGCTCTTGCATCTCTTCCCAATCTTCGGGAGTGATGATTCCTTTTAGAATAAGTTGAGTTCTTAGTGTGTCGTGGAATAAAGTACTGAATCTCTTTCTTAATCTTCCAATCCACTTGGAAAACTTGAGTTCATCTCTAAGGATTTCAGATGAACGACCAAGAGAGAATCCTTGGTTTGCATCATCTAAACGTGATGGAGGTAAGTTAAGTGAGTTGTATAGTTTCTTTTTAAAGTATTCGACATCCTTTAACTCTCCCAAATTTTGACCACCAGGCAGAGTTGTGATTTCAGTTCCTCTGCCACCTTCACGACGAGGGAGCCAAAAATCCTCAAGCATACTCATATGCTTTTTGTCATCGCGGATTTCTCCTGTGGCTGCATCATAAACAAGTTTGTTTCTGTAACGTGCCATTGTTTCGCGTAGATATTGCTCCGCTTTTACTTTGGGAAGATTACCTACGTCAATGTAGAAAATTCTTCTTTCTGGGGCACGAGACAAACGATAGATAACCAACGCATCTTCAATCATGCGAAGTTGGTTAAGTGATTTGATTGCTTTGTGCATGAAACTCAACGTCATTTTTTTGTTGAGATCTTGGATTCCTGAAGGAACATATGTAATAGCATCGGCAGCAATCTTCATGCCATTTGCCATAGCATTGCCATCAAAGTTTGCACTAGTTACATAACCTTTTGGATTGTATAAGTAATATTCAATAAACTCTCCGAAGTTATATTGTAGTGCTGTGCCACGAGTCTCTTGACTCATTATTTCTTTTTGATCTTTATTCTGAACTTTGACCTTCTTGATTTTCATTGGGTCAATGTAACGAAGTTCGAGAATACCTGATTTGGGATTGTTTAAATCTACTACTTTGTGATAATAAAGTCTACCATCAATATACCAGTTTCTAAAAATCTCGTGAGAACGAGAATCAAATTTGAGAAGTCTTTTAATATAATCAAACTCTTCTCTGATTTTATTTTTAATACTTGTGCTTACTTCTAGATTAGATAGTTCTATCTGAACGGGACTATCATCTAAATCAGATACAATAGTTTCGTTTACGATTTCGTCAATAGCAGAATCTACTTCTGGGTGAAGTGCCATATCACGATAGCGCCTAATGAGCTCAAACTCATTACGCGCTACTCCTTCAATGTCTACATACGAACCAAAATAACCGCCTGCTACAGCGGTTACTCCATCGTCGGCATTTGGTGGAATGGGGGATTGACCTTTCAATCCCCCCTCTTGTTTAATAGAGAATCCAAATAGTTGACTCATGTTTAAACTTACTCACTTTATTGATATTTATCAGGCTTGTCCTTGGATAATATTTGTATATGGATCAGCATCGCCGCGAGTCCAGTATTGAATCTGAAACTCAACTGTAAAATCTTCAATCTGATCATTGCTATCATAAGCAAGATCGATTTGAGAAATATTAGTTGGGAAACATCCCCATAGTTTATAAACAGTTTTTACAGCACCACCTGCACTGTCATCTCTTTCTAGTTGCTTAACTAGAATGTTTGCTAGATATCCACTTGTTGTATCTGGGAGAACAAGAGTAGCACTATTCTTTTCATGTGCGTTAATAGCTTCCATCCATTGTTCCATAGCTCCGCGAATAGCGAAGTTTCTATCGTTGATGAATGTTGCAGTCCATGTATCAAAGGTGCGGTCCCCCGCAATTTTCACAGTTCTGCCACGAAAAGGAACTTCAATAACGCCTAAGTTAGAAGCAGGTAATGCTGCTGCTTTGCAGAGCAGTCCACTTAACTGATCGGTGGCGTCATCGGCTAAAGATGTTTCCCCAGGGAAACTGAAATCGACTTCATAAAGATTTGGTCTTACACCATTTTGTACATTATTTAAAAAAGTTTGAATACTACTTGTGATTGCCATTTTTTGTTACCTCGTAAAACTAGAATGATTTTTATTATCTACCAACAACTTCAGAGAATGATACGCCAGTGCGAGTGGCAACAAAAGTAAGAGTAATGAAGTTAATAGATCTGGTTGGTTTTACATAAATGTCAGCAACAAACTCATTTCTATCAATCACATCAGGAGTATTATTGGAATCGTCACAAACAACTAAGAAGTCGGTAACGCCACGCTTTGCTTTTACTTCTGTGAGGTATGAGCTTACAGCATTTGAAAATGTTGCTCTAGTTGATTCATCGTTTAGTTCAAATAAAACATTTTTTGCTAGATTTCCTATTCTTCTTTCGATAGCTAAGAAAAGACGACGAACATTAATGCGATCAAATGCACTAGGCGTTGCTAAAGCAGTTTTGTCACCGAATAAAACTACACCTTGTCCAGCAAAAGAAGTGATTGGGTTGATTCTTTTCTGGTAGAGTTTATCTCTATCGGTTTTACCTGGAACATATGCTAACTTAACTACGTTTTTAAGATTGCCTCTTTGTGTTCCAGCAGGCGAATACCAATCTTCTAATGTTTCTGAAGTTTGTACACAAAGACCAGCTACATCTCCACAGCAAGGTACGTAACGATAAACATCATTGTATCTATCGTAAACATACTTATATCCACTATCAAAAATAGTATATGAGTTACTAGTGCCGAGTTGATTAAAGTATGCGATAATAGCATCTCTTTGATCTGATGCAGATGCTAACCCAACAAAATTTCTATATGGGGAAACAAAGGTGATGCAATCTTTTCTTCCTGTTGCAAGGGCGATTGCAGCTTGAGCTTTAGTTACTGTATCATTTTGTGTCGAAAGACTGCCGCCAGTTAGAATGAAATTAATGTCGATTGCTTCGGTATCAGAAAATACGTCATAACCATCAGTGTAATCTGCAACAGAAGCAGTGTAATCATCAGTTCCACCACTTAGATTGAAAGTGCCTTTTCCATTTACTAAAGTGAAGTTGTCTCCTGCATATACATAACGTGATCTATTTTTTAAAACATTTACATAATAGATCGAACCACCTTCAGAATCTAATGCAGATTCATTCGTAGAAACATATTGATATAGTTCCAATACTTCGTTTTCATCATTTAAGACGGCAACGTGGCATGTATTATTTGCCGCAAAAGAAAAATCAGGAGCAAATGCTGACCACATTACATCATTTCCGTTGTTGTCTTCGTAAAGAACAGCATCTGCATAATCTGCAGTGTAATCTACAATAACAACTTTTAGATTGTTGCCCCATGCTCCAGCTGTTCTTGCAGCAAACTTCCAGTTGTATGTTGTGTATTGTGCTTCGTATTGATCTTTTGATGCAATCAATACACCAGTTCCATTATCAGTAGCATTTTCGGAATCTGATGGTGCTATACGAACAATCAATAGTTGTCCGCCATATGATAGAAAAGTTGAAGCTGTAAACCAATCTTCGTGGTTACTTGTATTTGGTCCCCCAAATACGTCTAGAAGTTCTCTTTCTGATGCAATATTAGTAATAACGCCAACTGGTCCTTTCTCAAACAAACCTACAAGTGCTGCTGTATTTGCTTGAGTATTGACGATAGTTTGTGCTGTTAAATCACGCTCTCTAAGAACAATTCCAGGTGATACTTGACCTGCCATGTTTTTCTCCTCGTGAAAAGTAGTTCATTTTAATCTAAAAGTATTTATGAAAATGAGTATTTCAAATCGAGAATTTTTGCATGAACGATGCATGAACTAGTCACCAGTCAGGGTATTCATATTCTTTATGTATGGTTTTGGTTCTTTTAGAAAGTATTCTATTTACGGTGCAATCTTTACACTCATATGAATATGAAGATGGCAAATATCTTTTTGATTTTCTAGTTAAATAAAAATCCGATAAAAGATCTTTGGTTTCTCCACAAACTTTACAAGTTCTTTCTTTGAAAAGCAAGTGTTCTATCTCTAGAGAAAACTGATCTTCTTGTTCCATTAGAATCCCAACATGTACTCTACATCTGCATAAGGATTTCCATAACCATCGGTATACCAAATGTTTCCATCTTCATCTACAAACTTTTCTTCGGCGTCTATAATACCATCTGATATAAATCCAAACGGTGCCATGTCTTGTTCAATCTGATTCTTCTGTTCTTCGTAGATTCTCTTACGAACATCATTATCAGTCATCTCCCTAAAGTAAGGTTGAACTGCCAACCACGCAAAAAGAACCAGACACATCACGAGGTCATCATTGTATCCGTCATCAGCTTCAAACGATTGATTTTTTTGAATGAATGTTGTCAACTCACTGATGATTTCATAATCAGATATTAATAACTTATCATCTTCAATCAATGTCTTGAGGTTTGAGCACCCAACTTTTTTAGTCACCTTAGACATCTTCAACCCCATCTGAGATTTGGTGCCAGAGAATCCTTGACCCACAATCTGACCTGCTCTACCTCGCATAGCACACATCAGAATGTTGGGATACTCCAAGTCATAGTGAAGAATATTTGTGACCTGTTCTCCAATGTCATTGACTTCTGCTAAAATGTATGCCTTGTTATAGTTTTTGGCAACTTGCTCAATAATGTTAGGAAACAGGATTGGTTTGATTTCATTGTTTCGATACTTGGCAACTACCTTCCAAGGTAGAGTGGTAATATCAAATACAACAAAAGCGGAGTAATCATTGTTGGTTCCACGGGATACGTCAACGGTCATAATATAATCATGGTCATCTATTACGTCCTCGTAAACAGACAATCCCTTGTTAGTATGCAATGGGTCATCATAAACCATAGAGCGCAGCTTAGACGCCGTGATAAGAGTATCAACCGATCCCAAGAACTCACATTCAAACTCTTGTGTAAACTGCCTCTCTGAGGTGTTTCTAATGGTCTCTTCCTTCCACTTGGCATCTCTGCCAGGAACTTGACTCCAATGCACTTCCAGGGGCACGTAACCGTTCTTCTCACGCTCTGCGTCATGCCATAGCTTGTAGAACATATTCATACCCTGTGGGGTAGAAATAATAATCACCTTTGTCTTCTTACCAGACGAGATGGTAGGATATACAGAGGAGAAGAACTGCTCGGCAATGTGGTTTGGAACGAACGCAAACTCGTCAAGGAAGATGATGTTGAAAGAGTTACCTCGAACAGCGGATGATGAAGTAGATGCTGCTATAATCTTGGAACCATTATCCAGTTCCATCGAACCTTTGTTCCATGCTATAATACCTTGCTGCATCCACTTCGGTAGATTCTCATATGCCAACTGCAAACGTGATAGAAGTTCTCTTGATGTTTCTGCTTTGTTTGCTAGAATAGCAATCTTAATGTTGTCGTTGAAGACAGCATAATGCAACAGATAGGAAATAACCGTTGTGGATTTTCCTGTCTGTCTTGGAAGTTTAGCTATATTAAATCTATGATTGTGAAAATTTTCAATAAGTTTCTCTTGGAAATCATACATGTCAAAAGGAACAAGACCCTCATCCAGTGAGATAATCTTTACATAGTTTTTTGCGAAGTAAACTGGGTCATCTTTACATTTGATGAACTCTTCAACTTGTTCCTTTGTAAAACTAATAGCGGTATTCGCTTTTTTTAGATTAGGATTACCAAGATATACTGCATCACTCATTTGTTTTTTCTAAATCTCTTTCTAAACTCTTAAATGTATTTAACCTTTTTTTCCAACCATCACCCGCTGTTGTTCCTTTTGCTGGGTTGATGCATCTGTCATCATTCATTCTTTTGTTATCACAAACTAAACTAGCAAGCTCTGTCTCGCTGCCTTTCTTGGTAGTGCCAGACCAAAAATGCTGACCACCAATCCAGCACGCCCCGCATTTGGGGCAGGTTTTAGTATCCATGTGTCTTAGCTTGATATTGTAATGATATTATATATGAAAAAGAATGTTTGTTAAGTAACAAATGATATGGTTTTGTGGAGAAATGTCAGCAGTTCCACGCACGAAGCGATTTAGATAGACGGTCTTCTCCAGTGTTATTGCTATCTTTTTGTCTCTTACGCATACCTTTCATTCTTGCACAGAAACTCTTCCTACGGGGATTTCCAACCTTTTTTGAAGGTGCCTTAAGGTCGCTTCCAGGATTCTCACGCTCGTAAGATTTTCTTCCCTTTTCATTTAAACCACCTTCGGAATTTTTACCCGATTTTTTAGTCCAAGCAGCCCCCTCAGCAACATACTCTTCAGTCTTACTAGTCATATAATCGGCAGCAGTATCAATGTAGTCGCAAGCAAGAGTGACTTTGGATTGAACCCAACCAGGAAGTTGCATCTTAGGGTCTTGCACTACACCACGTAGACGCTGCACTGCGTTATCAATCGTGTCTAGTTGACTCATAATCATTCCGCCTTCATCATCAATCTCTCTGCCCATGGCAACTGCTACATGATTTTCTGAAAGTGATTCTTTGAGTTGTTTAAAAGTTTTCATGATTGATACGAAACTGCTACAGCTCTTACATCATCATTTGATGCATAGATTTTTTGAGTAGGTAGTTTTCTGATTACTAAAGATTCACTTGGAGTCATACTAAAAGTTGCTACCGTTGTTGGTGATGCTTCTCCATCAGTGATGGTTATTAAATGTGTTTGATTGCCGCCAGCATCATGTACAAGACGAACTTCTACTGCTCCACCAACAGTAGTTGCTGTGCCTGATGTAGTTGGAAGTGCTACTTCCGTTCCTAAAATCTTTAATCTCATTATTACTTACCGTTTATTTTCTATTTATTCTTAGCAGCATCTTTAATCATCTTCTGAAGATCTGCAGTTGTGCCAATAAACATAGTATTATTGACAGTAGTTGGAGTTGATTTCTTATCTTCTTTACCGAGATTCTTCATTTTATGCTGAAGGTCTATCAGTTTGTCAGTCATGTCTGAGACCTGCTTCATAGCGTTCACAGCGACCTCATACGCCCTAGGGTGCCCAGACTCCTGTGCGACCTCTAACGCTCCCTGAACCGCTTCCTGACCCTGTGAGATGAGCCTGTATAACTCTCCTCTGGTATATTCATAATCTTTGTTGGCATCAACAGATACTTCACTATTTGCTTGCGTAATCATTTCAGTAGTTTTTTCTATAGGTGCTATATCAATCTCAAAGATTTCTTCCATATTTTTTTCAAACTCGTTCATAGTAGTGTAATGCCTTCATTGAATCCAAAGTCATCGTCTGGCATGAGTAAGCTATCATCTGTCGAATCAATAACTCCATCATTATTTAAATCAGTAATAGCTTCTGGAGTAACCTCATACTTGAGAAATCTGCGATGTTCATTAAAATCTCCAAGATTTTCAAACACAGTTGCTTTTTTAATGATTGCCGCATCACTAACAGGACCATACATATAAGTCTTGAGAGTAAAATCTAAAGTATACGTAATACTTCTTCTTTGCATCATGTCATCTTCATAATCATCTTCATATGAAATACCATTTAATATTACTGGTAAATCTTTTTTCTCTTCCATTTCTGGAATGAGCATAATAGTCACATTAAAAGATGGTTGAAAAAATGGCAGAATCTGTTCTAAAATCTGCAATGCGTCATCTTGGGTTTTTGAAAGTATTCCGAGTTCAAATCTGAGATTATATGGAACAGGCATATACTGAACCTTCACACTCTCACCAGTATCACTCAGTTTATATTTTTGTATGGGAGAAGTTTTTCTAGATGAATCATAAGTGATATCAGTCATCTCAAAAGAGATGCGAGGCATCGTAATACTTACTTTACGTTCTGTACTTGGATCTTGTTCTAGTCTGGCTAAGAACTTACTCTTAGGTCCATACGCAAGAGGAACTTTTTCTTGCCGAATAACATCACCTGTTTGTGGATCTTTTTTAACAATCTGAATATTATTAAAAAGGGTTCCAAAAGCTTTGACGTTTTTCTTTATGATTTCGTGATAATAATATTGTCCTAACATTAGAATACTCCCATATCTCCAAACTCACCAAATGGATTTCCTTCACTAAAGTCCAGAATCTCATCGGCTTTATCTTCGTAGTATTTATTCTGAGCATTATCGAAGTTATCGATATCAAAATCAATAGTTGAAAATGATTCAACTTCCCACGTAGAGTTACTATCTAGTCCTTCAAGTTCTACATTTTGTTGCAATACTCCATCGATATACGTTAAATCTAATTTTCTAGTTGGGGCATTCCAAGCGGCAACAGTCGCAGTTACGACTACAGATGAACCGCCTAAAGTATATGATTGTTGAACTTGCTCTCCAATAGCATAGTTGCCAACACCACCTGCTTTTAGATATACTGGAAAAACATAGTTTTCTTTTTTGTAATCATCAATGTCCTCATTACCTGTATCAAATAGATTATCCGCATTTTGTAGTAGTTCGCATGTCAAAGCAAAAATATAGTTTTTACCTAACTGATAAAATGGAACTTCTCTTTCTACAAACTTAATCTCATAAATGTTCTTCGTCATTGGAACATAAATTAAATCACCTTCATTTGGTCTTCCAGGCACAGATGTAGAACTCATTAAATCTGGTTTCAATGACCACTTTCTTTTTGATACAGCAAGTGTGATTTCATCAGATAACTTTAATCCAAACTTACTCATCGCAACTGCGCCAGAACCACCAAATCCTTCTACGTTGATTAACATCATTTCTATAAGATGAGCTTCTCTAAACTCGTTTAAAACGACATCATTCAAACTTCTATCAATCAACATAGTTTTTGGAATGTAAAATAAATCCATTCCAAACAGATGAATCTGTTCATCAACTAAATCCTGAACTAAACTTTGTTCGGTATTGACTCCACCGTATTGTGGAAAATAAACGCTCTTTGACATATTATCCTATTGCGTCTAGTGGTGGAAGTTCATAATCAGAAATCATTCTGCTTTCTAGCTCATCAATCTCTCTTAGTGCATCTTCGAAAAGTTCTCTTCCATTAATAGAAACACCGCCAGGAAGTTGAACGCCATTGAACTTGATTAAGTTTTGACCCCATTGTTTTTTAAACAATGCAGTTACATATCTTTTTAAAAACCAATCATTCCAAACTTTTGGTGCATCTGCTGGATTGAGAAGACGATGACATTCTACAATAAAGTAGTTATCTTGTTGCAATACTTTAGGATTGTAGTCAATAAAAAGTTTACCGTTTCTTTTTGTAAATCTGCATTGAATAATAGCACCACTGTTCAAAACCATATCGAGTGTTTCAAAATATTGTTTAAACATATAGTAGTTAACTAAATCAACATTACCTAAGGAGTAACCAGCGTTTAAAGAAAACATATCCATCAGGAAATACTGGTTTCCAAATCCAAAAAAGTCAGAACGTAGAGCAGTCATAGACAAAGAAAAAACTCTTTCGATACCAACGATATGATCTGGAAGTTCAATATAGTTGTTTCTTTCTTCCCACTCACTTCCGTCATCTGATGTATGAATGGTGTTTTCTTCTCTAAATCTTTCTAGTTCTGCCTCTGTAAACTTGTGCTTCAAATATAGTTTTTCCATGCCATCAAAATGACGCTCATTAAAATATTGTAGAGCATCATCAATCAAATCTTCTAGTTGATCATCATCAACATTTATTTCTAAAACTGGAGCACCTAGTTTTCTGAGGCAATATTGTTTTAGTTCTTCTCTGCTGGCTGGTTTAGCCATAAAAAAATACCTCTAGTTTCCTAGAGGTATTTATAAATCATGTTATTTATTTATCAACTCCAGTTACCCGCGATAATCGATGGGTTGGCAGCACCCATAGCTTGAATCTCAAAGTATGAGTTAATACGAGTAGTTACAGTTGCGTTGGCCGCATCGCTCTTGTTAAACTGAGGAGTTAATGTTCCACCAGTTGTTGCGTTTGATACAAAGTAACCTTCAAACCGTATGGCGCAATCCTGATTATTAGTTACATTTTGAGTAACTGCCGTTGATGTTTGAGCAGTTGTGTTCATAATCAAGGCGGCCGTTGATGAGGCTGAGTTTGCTCCAATAGCAGTGTAACGGAAGTTAGATGGCGTGTTTGTGAAAGTAAACAGTAAGTTCCAAGTACCAGATGTTGTGGTTGATTTAGATAGATAATAAACACCTCTAAATCTGTATAATGTATTTGCTCTGAGGGGAGCGGCATCCGCCGTAGTTGGACTGAATACGTTTCTAACAGTGTTAGTTGTGCCTGTTTGTGCAAAATCTGCAGCAGCTCTCAGGATATGTGGAGCGAGAATGATTCCTCTTCCACTTTCAGTAGTTGGGGTTGCATAGAATGCAATCTGGTTATATTCAAAACCACCTTGCAGTGCGGTTGTGAGTAGAGCAGCACCTGTTGGAGTAAACCTCATTGGAGCTAGTGTAGTGGTTCCAGATGGAAGAACCAAACTATTTCTTACTGAAGTAGTTCCAGATGTACCACCAAGAGTAATAGCAGTTGAAGAATTACCAATATCTAACTGAGCAATAGTTGGGAATACAAGACCAATACCAGTGGATCCACTGACATTAGTATCGATCATAATTTCTTCCGTTGCTAAAACTCCAGTACCATCTGCCAATGCTGGTTTTGAAGCAATATATTTGCCAGGAGCAAGAAGAACATTTTCGCTAACTGCAAATCTTCCAAGATCACCAAGACCATCATATGTAATAGTTTTATCAATAGTTCCTTTGATAGTTAAACCAGCACCCTGAATAGCAGAGTCTCCCGTAACATTACCAGCAGCAAGAGTAATATTAACATCTTCTACCACAAGTTCTGTAGTATTAACACTGGTAGTAGTACCACTAACCTGTAAACTTCCACCAATGATTGTATCGCCAGTAATATTAGTATTACCGTTTACAGTTAAGTTCCTGCTTAATAGCTCGGAACCAACCGTAACATCATCATTTGAGTTAATAAAGTTAGTATCTACATAGGTTTTAACTGCCTTTTGGGTAGGTACAAATGAATCACTAGTTTCACTACCACCTAAAGTACCATCTGCATCAAACTTATTAATTTCTACACCAACTTTAGTTCCATCTGGTAAAGCAAACTGTAAGTTTGATAAACCAGTTAGGTCAAAGGTTGAAGCATCAATAGTTGACTTACCAGTTGCTTGGTCAATCCTAAAGAACTGACCGACCTTAAAGTTTCCATCTTGATTGGTAGTTACATAATAAATTCTAGCAGGAGCAATAAAGTTAGTTTCCCTAGTTTCATCTGGTCGGACAAGTGGCTCATCTGGGAAGTTAGTGGTAGCAATACCACCAGTTCCAATCTCAAGCATGTCATGACCAGTTAGGCGAATCTGACTGTAGCGATAACGAATCCGTATCTCATTTCCACTTGCTTCGGGTATTAGTTTTACTGGGAAAAATGTGAGAATAGCAGTTCCTGGATTTGCCGAAGTCTTCAAATCAACTCGGAAAAACTCGTTATCAATCTTAATAAAATCTCCCTCAACAATAGTTTTTGTTGGTGAACCTTCTTGATCTGTAAATGAGAATACAGGTAAACCTCCATTACCAGTTAATGTACTGTAGGTTAAAACATTAGATAGATTATTTGCATCTTGACGAAGTGTAGTAACTGGAGTGTACTTAACTACAAATCTAACAACAGCATTTTGTGGGAAGTTGGGGGAATCTTGGTCTGCGTGCTCTTGTGCAATCGTACCTTCTTGACCTCTAGTAACAGTTACATAGCTATTAAATGCATCATCGGTAACCGTCGATGGTAGCATCAACTCATTTCCAACTAATAGATATAGAGTCGTTGATGCAGTATTGTAAGTTTGTAAAGCATTAGTTACTCTTTCTGGATTTAGAATATTGATGTTGGTTGCTGAAGTTGAAGTTAACAAATCTCCAGGATTATCAATAACTACTTGATTGTTGGCGCCAGTTAATAAACTGTAAAGAGAAATATCAGTTCCACCAACATGAGTCTCTGCTGCTACATTAACGCCATTTGGGAAAGTACCAGTTTTAGCGATTGGAATAGTAACAACACTGTTTTGTAAACTTGCTGTTCTAGTTACGTCAAGAGTTTTGAATGATGCAGATGGACCATCGCTATAATTTTCAATCTCTTGAACAACATAGTTGATATTATCACCACTGTTGGCAAAAGTTACAGCACTAGTAATCTTTGGTTTTTCTGGTAGATTAATAACAGCAAACTTAGCTCCTCTTGTTGCTCGGTTTGCAGCACTAGTACTATTGTCAGCAGCAGGATACTGACTATTTGCAATAACAGTTGATGCTGCTGGAATACTTACTGGAGGTGGATTGTTTGGATCTGCTCCAGTAATCTGAGCACATCTTTGTCCATCGCCAATAAATCCAGTAATAGGTTCAATGAGAACTTTAGTATAATCATTACCAGCAAGAACATAAAGAACTCTTGCTTTTCCTAATGCAGGTCTTACAGTACCACCTGAACCTAAAGAAGTAGCAGTTGTGGTCGAAGCAAACTGAACACCAGTAATAACACCCTGAGTTCCTACTACACCAGTAATAGTGAAAGTTCCGTTGAAAGCATTGTTTGATACACCACTGATAGTAATCTTTTTGCCAATCACGAAAGGATTGAATGGTTTAGTATTAAAAGAAACCGTAGCAGTTGTTCCATTACCAACAACGTCAGTAATACCAGTATCATTTGCAACTCCTTCGTTGGAAATAATAGAACCAACTTGGAAATCTCCATTCACTTTTCCTGACTGAGTAATGGTCCCTAATACTAAGTTACCATTAACAGTTGCTGTTTCTGCAGCAGTTGTTGCTGCATTGTAGAAGTTTAACTCAGTACCACGAATAGTTGCTTCTAAAGGAATTTCGGTTGGGTCAAATCCTCTAGCGGAACATCCGAAGTTACCCCATGAGTTGTTTCCTCCGAGTGAACGCATACGAGCGCCACCAGAGCAAGCGTAACCAATATGAGAATAATAAGTGAAGCAAGAAACAATCTCAGAGTTTCCGTTATCTTTACACCAAATAGCAACACCGTCTTCTGGGAATTGAGTTACGTTACCAAATAGTAAACTTTGGTGACCTGAAGCAAAGTGTGAAGGGTGATCTTTTCCTTCGTTAACCGAACCATCAACAATAGCACCTATACCTTTGTGACAATAAGATGCACAACTATAGATATAAGGACTCTTAATGATTGTTTGTGAAACGAGGAATGGATTGATTCTGAAGAACACAAATCCAACTTGGGATTTTGTAATATCTGCAAGTTGATCTGTAATCTGTTCTTCGATCGTTAATCCAGTGATATCTGGTTTGATAAAACCTGCATCTAAATCTGGGTTATTAAATACTAAATCTTTTAGCATTACACCTTCCGAAAGGAAGAATAATGTTGCTTTTGTGTTATCTAGATTTTCTACCGAAACTATATCTACTTGAGGAGCAGTACCTAAGTTAGTTCCATTTAGGAAAGTGTCAGTGTCAATGATAGGACCACCTGCGATTCTTTCAACATAAACCATTTTCTTTCTATTTGCTTCCCCAGAACCAACAGGAGTTGCGTCTGTATCAGCAAAGTGAAGAACTCTAGCAGTTCTTGTTGCGCCAGCAAGAGTATTTACCGTTAAAGTATCTCCTGGTTTTAATAAACAAGTAGAAGCAATGATTAGTTTTTGAATATGACTGACCCCAGGACCAGGCTCAATAATAGTTCCTCTACTGTCATCACCAACGACAGAGCAATAAGGTGGCACAGTGATGGGACACTGCTCGTCATAAACACCAGCTTTTACATAAATGGTTGCAGGATTCTGCTCATCGCATCCTTCTTGTGCGGCAATCTGTGTAGCATATTTTACAGTTCTAAACGATCTGCCGATAGAACCACCATAACCCTCAGAAAAATCATCTTCCCCATCTAGAGTTACGAAGTATACTTTTCTAGTCTTTGCATTTCCCCATCCAGGAATGCCATTTTCTGTGGCATACAAGATTTGACCAGGATTGCCGATTGGTAATCTTGCATTGGTAGCAGTTGCTCTATAAAGTAAATCACCTTTAACAGTAATAGTACTCTCTTCATCTCCGCGTGCAACAACTGCCCAGAACCCATCTGCGTCATTAGTTCCAGGGTCTCTTCCAGTGTTATTGTATGCAATACTAACATAAGTACTCGAAGCTGATGTTACAACATCATTCTTTTGATAAGTGGTCAGATTATCCCACTCATTTTTATATGAAAGACCTTCGGAAATCAAACTCCACTTGAGAGCACCATCTCCAGATTCTGAGGGAGCAACACCAGCAACACTAGTTAATAGTTTTACAAAAGTATTACCACCATATCTTACAACATCTCCAGGAACATAAATGGTTGCTGAATTGTAGATACCCTTGGCATCAAAACCGACACTGATTACTTCCCAATCAGTGTTTACATAGTTGTTTGGTTGTTTGTTTATATTAATAGTTTTTGCGGTGTATGAATAACCACCAAAGAGAACAATATCTCCTGGTTGATATTCTACGTCATTGCTCCAACTATCTTCAAACTTAACTGCTTCTAAAAATATACTAAACTTAGTAATATCAAATGCTGTTGTCGAAGTGTGACCAATATTACAGAGATAAATATTATTTCCGTATTTTACTAAATCGTTGACTTTATACCAAGTAGTTGCTTGCCAAGTTCCTTTATTTTCATTTCCATAAAGAAACAGATCCCAGTTACCAGCAAAGTTGGTTAGGTAAAAAAGATTCTCGTTAGAAGGGGAAGTATGATTATCTTTACAGATATAAATGTTGCCACCATACCTCACAAGATCCTGACTTGCGTAGAAGGTATTTGGAGTCCACGCACCAGCGTTTCTGACACCAGGAACATAGAGTTCCCATTTTGCCGCTGGACTTGCGTTAAGATCTGTATCTTCCCATGCTTCCTGGCTAGCAGCGGAAGTGTGATTGACAACACAGACATAGGTGTTGCCTTTGAAGGAGATGATATCGTCCAGTACATAAGCACGGTTTGGTTGCCATGCTCCAGTCCAGTTGAACTTTAATCTACCTAGTCTAAATTCAGCCATTTTTAGTACTTCCTGTTGTTATTGTGGTCCTTGTGAATAATCGTGGTTTCCAAACTTAGCAACCAAATATCCTTCATTGTCAATATAATATGAAATTTTTCTCGCATCAAATCTATACTGTTGATATTTATCAGATGGTGAGTTTGAATATGTTTTTACTAGTTCGCTTACTTCTAAGTATAAATCAGATTGGGAGTTTTCTTCCTTGATCAAAGATGACGAAACAATGATTTGATCTTTTAAAGCAAAATCATTACCACCATTCACTATTTCTATATTGTTAATAACACCTTCAGCATCTCTAGTAATATTTAAAGATAAATTTTTTCCTGTATTGTTAGATACTAAACTATTTACTGAATATGTTTCATTTGCCTCTGAAGCAACTTTAGTTCCACCCGCCAATAAGTTTAATCTCAAAATAGGAGATCTAGCATCTACGTTATCTATGCCATCTAATAAATCCGACAACTGTGTATTTTCTTCGTTGAAAACATCAATAGTTCCAGGATCAGTTGGTCTTAGGGTGTTGTAATACAACATGCCTTCAGAATCTCTTCTTAAAGCATGAAAGTACCAACTAGTAGTAGTTCTAATAACTGAACTAATGTTACCACTACCACCTCCAAAACTAGAGCTAGAACCAGATAAATCACTACTTAAATATAGTGCCATTTATTTTCTCCTTACTTTGAGAATACTCTCCAAAATACTCCATCCCAAACAACTCTAACGATTACGTTAGAAACATCGAATATATATTCGACATCTTCAATGTTTGCTGCGTTAATAAATTTTGATGTGTTATCTCCTAATATTAATCTAACGAAGTTTATTCCCCACATACCCTTAGCATCAATAAACTCAATACCTTCTCCTTTTTCAACTTTATATAATCCTGTCGATAAATCTATTTCTGTTGTATCAGGTAAAGTTATTTCAATAGTATTATTTGAAGAATCAACTAAATATAGACCTTGAGATTCTGCAACAAAATTGGCAGTTTTGGGAACAAATCTAGGTAGACCATTGAATGTATCTGCCCACGTCATTCCATTTCCTGTTGCTTTCAAAATCTGTCCTTCGGTTCCATAAGAACCATTAACAGTCATTGTCCCTAGAACAACAAAATCATCAAGTGTTTTATTAGTAAGAGTATCTACAGTATTCTTAGCAACCAATGTATCAGTGACACTTGGTATAGTAATAGTAGATGTTCCTGCACCTGATGCTACTAACTGATTCCCATTTAACTTTAATGTATTAGAATCGGCAGTATCAAACGTGAGATTTTTTGCTTTTCTGTCTACGCTGATTACTTCAGTGTTAATAATGGATAAACCATTCTTAACAGAAAAGTTTTTGTTTTCTAGTGCCATGAAGGTTCACTCTCCCCCCCATAATGTTTCATAGATATTTATAAAAAAAATCCCCCCATAAGGAGGGACTCGGAAAATGTAAGTAAATATCAAGCAACGAATGTACCGATGCTTCCCGCTGGTAGTCTTCTAACAACGTAGAAACTTCCTCTTTGAAGTGTAATACCGTTAGCGGAGGATGTTACACGAAGACGAATGTTTCCTGCTGTTGATGCGTTTGCTTGGAAGTATGCTCTAACTACATGGTAATGGTTGCCAATTGCCATTGATGCAGATGCTGGAAGAGCAAGAGATCCAGCTGCACCAGTATTAACGTGTAAACCAGCTGTTCCTGAAGTTAGTAAACCATTGCCACTCAATGCAGCATACTGCCAGTTCTGTGTACTTACTAGTGTGTATGTGTGAGTACCAGCAGTTGTTGCGCGAGTCCAGTACATGTGATATTCAATCTCATAATAAGCACCAGCGAGAGTAGAATAGGCACTGTTTGCAGCATAAACATCAGTAATAGAAGTACCAGTAATAGAACTTTGGTTTGCTGTTACTTGGTAACGTGCTAGTGCTTCTACATATTTTTTACCGTTTGTGGTATCAGCATTTGTTAAGAAAAACTGAGTACCATTATATTCAAAAGCACCAGCTGTTGTAGTAGAAAGTTCTGAACCTGCAGTAAAATGAATAGGTGCTTTTGTTGTTGTACCAGCGAGGGGCTTTAAAGCATTTGATAAAACAATATCACCAGTGCCAGCAGCACCGATACGAAGATCTACGTTTGTTTCACCGATTGATTGAATAAGAGGACCAGTAACTCCAGTTGCAGCGTTGGTGATCTTTACTTCGTTTACCGCGTCAGCAACAACGCCAAACTCAATCAACTCATTGCCATTACTATCAGCAATAAAACCATCATTGACAAACCTAGGTGCTGTTAAAGTTTTATTTGTTAGTGTTTGTGTTCCATCAATAGAAACAATATCACCTGCGTTTGTTCCGCCAATAGTTTTTCCAAACACTGTAGTACCAGTGAGGACAGTAGTTGATCCGATGATTAATGACTTGCCAGATGCAAGAGCAATACTTTCGGTGCAGTCAAATCTCGTATCAGTATTATTGTATTTGATACTGATGCCAGTAGTACCTAGAGTAAAACCACCAGTATTTACTTCTGCAGAAGTTGTCAATCCATCACCCAAAACAATCAAAGGATCGTTGAATGTGACTGTGGTTGAATCAATAGTAGTAGTAGTTCCAAGAACTTCTAGGTTACCTTTGATTTGAACCGTGCCAGTATCATCTCCAACAACAGCTGGGTCAATAACTAGAGTAGATGGACCATGAATCTGAACTCCATCTCCAAGAATGAGGGTACTGTTGACAGTACCGTTAATAGTAACAGTATCAGCAGTATCGCTACCGAGAATGACGTTTCCATTTGCATCCAGTGCTGTAAATGCACCAGTACCTCTGGTAGTAGCACCAACGGAAGCGTTATTAATCGTTCCACCAGAAATAGTCGGGGAGGTGAGCGTTTTATTTGTGAGTGTTTGTGTAGCGGTCCTACCTACCATCTCCTGCCCACCAGCAGTCACACCGTCGTGTACTACGACAACCTTTTTATCAGTATCAACGGTTACCTCAGCAAGAGCACCTGTGAAGGTGCTGTGCTGGGTTGTAGTACCCCTTCTAAATTGTACTTCTTTAGTCATTGTTTCCTATCTCTTTATTAGATATTTATGATTATGCTTGTGATTCAGACCAAGTGATCCTAGATGATAGGGAGAACGGTGAGTTAACAGTAATACCAGAAGTGTTCAATGGCGCGATAGCAACCGTTAGAACGTCAGGTCCGTCAGGGAATACACCATCTCCACCTAGGATTGAGTTACCTAGTGATAGTAGGTTATCAATAGACTGATTGAATACGTTTGCCAACTTCTTACCGCTAGCTTCTGTAGATCCGCCAGTAGCACGGAAGGTAAACACAATAGTACCACCAGTTACAGTATCATCATTAACGTGAGAAATAAACTGACACAGAGAAGGTCTACCGATGTTCTGCCAGTTATACTGGTTTAGAGAACCATTCAGAATCAAACGAATCTCAACGTCGTGCGTTGTGAGTAGACCTACAGTTTGTAAATCCAACTGCATTCGGTTGATAATATCACGGACACCAGTTAGACCAACAAGACCACTATCAACAGAAGGCGCAAGACGAATCGAAAGTAGTGGAATCAATGGTGGGATTGGAGTATCAGTACCAACGGTATGCTGAACACTGCCATAAGATGTTGAAGCAGGAATGAATCCAGTGGTTCCAGGTGGGTTGGTTGTTTGTGAAGCAGCATCAGCAGTGAAGAAGAAGTCAATAGATGCTTTACCGCTACCAGCATTCAGAACACGATATACTCTTGCCTGACCACCAGCAGTTGCAGTTACTGAGTTAATGGCAGTTGCTTTGATTTGAGTACCGAACGAAATAGATCCAATAGCAGCAAAACCAGAAGCGTCAGTGGTGAATCTATGAATCAGTTTATTGCCATAACCAGGAATGTTAGTAAGAGTTACTGCAAATCTGAAGTTATGGCGGAAGAACTGAGCGGCGTTTCCTGTACTGGTGATATCAATAACACTACCACTTTTAGTTGCGGATAGTTGGAAGTCATTCGTTTGTGGTGAGATTACAAAGTAGTACGCACCATTAGTTAATCCGTTAATGCCAGCACCACCACCGTTTTGATATTGAACCAACGAGTTTGCAGCAAATCCATGGTTTGCCAGAGTGATTCTGTTTGTTACAACATTAACTGATGCAGTACCAATCGTTGTTGTGTTTGTAAACGTAGTTGGAATCGTACTTGTAGAACCATCAGTATTTACATATAAGTAGTTGCCAGTAGTATCACCGTTAGTTGTCGTTGAGCTACCAGAGAACGAAAGGAGTGAGGACGAACCAGTGAAGAGGTATGAACCGTCATCTTCATACTTACCATCCATAGCAACCGTAGTACCCCAGTGTGCTAGTGAAGGAGCAAACTGTGGAGTTCCTGTGTTAACAATCTCATAACGAGCAGGTAAGTTACCAGAACGTAGATACGCTTCATACTCTTTGTTGTTGTGCTTGAACTCGTGAACATACTTAACATGACCATCTTGGTCCTTGAATCCAAAGCGAATCTTACCTGCACCGTACCAAGAGTAATCAATATAGGTCATCTGAATCCTGCCAATATCCAATACATAACCAGATGGACCTGTTCCATCACATTTATCAATACTAAACTCATTTTGTGGAACTTTGACATCAATAGTTTTGGTAATAACTGCACGAGATGTAGTTACTCCCTTATATGAAGGCGAAACATACATTGTAGTATTAGATGCGATACTAGTAATCTTGTATGATTGACCGCGAATAACAACATAGTCACCAGGAGAAAGTTGTTCTACGAAACGAGTTCCGTTTCCAATGATAACAGAGCTATTCCTAGTTGCGTTGATTGTACCAGCAACCTGCTGAGTGCTGTTTCTTCTCACAGCATACAGAGTGGTTCCATCATACTCCCAGAACATACCATTTTGGAAGTCATTCATACCACAGCGAATAGCAGCACCATTCCAGTTTCTAACCTGTAGTTTGGGGAATCCGTTTGCAGATGCGTCATCTGGTTCTCCCGCCATCACATAAGTAAATGTGGTACTAGAAAGAACAGATTGAACAGAAAAAGATCCATTGTAGTGATTCACACCAGAAGTAACTTCAGCTTCTTCAACAATAAATGTCTTAGTAGGAATAAGACCATGTGGAAGTAGAGTAGACACTGTAGCAACATTACCAGATGCAGTGATTGACTGAATCTCAATAGATGGATTGAAGTTAATCGCAAACTGACAGACAAGACCTTTACCTGACTGATAACGGAAGTATCTACGAGTCTGACGAACGATCTGAGAGTCAGCACCATAACCAGCATTGATTTCAACACCACCGTCAAATGGTCTATGTAGACTGTAGCAACCAGGACGTACATACAGACCAGAAGGAATCAGATATGCTAGATTTGAAGAAGTTGTTGAAGCTGCTGTCGCAATCGTAAGTGATAAGTTGTCCTTGATTGCGATGATCTCTGATTGAAGAACTGATCCATTTCCTAGGTTGATTATGATGGTATCGCCAACACGGAATGTGGAAAGGAATGTAGTTCCAGCACCAGTTATAGTTGAAAGACCACTTGATACAGCAACTGTTCCAGTTCCAACAACTTCGCCAACAACACTGAATGATGTAAAAACGTGTGAAGTTCCAGAACCAGCATTAGTAATATCTCTGACGTTTCCAGCTAGTGCATCAACATAAGTATCCGCAAGTTTGAATGTATCTTTATCAGTACGAATAACAAAATAAGTTGCATTATTTGTTAAACCGCCAATGCTTGTATTACCGTTATTGCTATACTCAACAGCAGTACCAGTAGCAAAACGGTGGTTTGTGATTGTGAACAGGTCAGTAGTTGTGTTAAGCTGAGTTGTTGGGTTTACGCTTCGTTGAATCTTTGGAACTTGCGACGATACAGAGAAGCTATATTCAGTTGGAGAAATAACATTGCTAATATCATATGCACCATCAAATGAACCAGCAGTCTGAACATTAAAGGACTGTGTTCCTGTACCAGCAGATGATAAGTTAACTCTTACGCCATTTGGTTCTGAAGCAAGAGTAAATCTATCAAGTCCAATAACTTCTTTGACATAATATGTCTGTAAGTCAGTAAGACCGCCAATCGTTGTGTTACCTCCATCATCATAGACAAGTTCTGTTCCAGGAGTTAATCCGTGGTTTACTTTCAAAATAGTATCGGCAGTTGAATTGGAAACAGTTTCAGTGAAGACATGAGCAGAACCAGAACCAAAACTTTCCAAATCTATACGCGAACCAGCTGCAGTCTGCTTAAGACCAAACTTCAATGGCGTACTAAGCTCAACAAAATATCCTTTTGTTGCCGTTCCGAAAGCAGTTGCTGATCCTGGGTTTGCTGTGCTGTTAACAGTGAATGAAGTACTTCCGTTTGTGCTAGCAATCGTCCAACTACCGTTATAAGCAGAAGGAGTTACATTATTGATTACAACACCATCTCCTGCAGCCCATGTAGTTGAAGATGTAGTTACTGTAAATGTAGTAGAATTTGATGTAATAGCAGAGACTGATATTGCAGCATTCTGAGTTAGACCAGCAATACTTGTTCCCCCACCATTTGAATAGGTAACGATGTCGTTATCTGAGAATCCGTGTGCAGATGGGAAGTTGATAAGGTTTCTTCCAGTATATTCTTGGTATGGTAAGAATGCATGAATACCCTTAGTCTGAGCAAACACATGAGTGTTTGCTGCAGTAGCGCCAAAGTTAGTGAGATTAATCTTAACGCCACCTGAAGTTGTAGATAGTGAATATCTGTTTACATCGTAGACTCTTGCGTAATAATCTGTGCCAGATGTTAAACCACTGATAGCAGTAGAACCGTGGGAATCATAACGTACTACATCATTATTTGAATATCCGTGATTAGGTTGGAAGATAGACCAAGCGGTTTCTAATGAACGATAAGGAACTAGAAGGTGAATCTGTTGACCAGTAGAAAATGAGTACGCAGCAGAGAAATTGAATGCTGTACCACCTCTTGTAGTAGAAAGAGTCATTGTGGTTGCAGATGGATATGATCTACTGAAGAAAGTATTTGTAAGACTAATATTTTGACCCGTAATAACTCCAGTACCAAATCCAGCACCAGCAGCAGCACTGATCGTATAAGTACCAGCACCACCAGTACCAGTTCCAAATGCAGTGATAAATGCGCCGTTTGGAATACCAGGACCAGCAACTGCCGAACCAATTTCAAGTGATCCTGTAATAGCAGTTGGTGAGGCAGAAACGGTAATAGTAGCACTGGCATTAGTTGTGGCAACAGTACCAATAAATGTGCTACCATTAGTAGTCCATTCAGATGCTGCCCATGAGTTACCAGAAGAACCAACGCCACTAATAGCACTTTGGAAAACGTTTCCTGCTGAAGAAAGGTTGTTTAGAGCAGGACCATTGAAGTATACAAACTTTTGGTCAGTTGTTCCATTGATCGCAAAACCTCTACCAGCATTGTTATTATTGACATCAGCAGCTTGCATGGTAATCGTTGCACTGTTATTAGCAACGGTGCTGATTACCATACCAGCAATCAGCAAGAATCCAGGACCAGAAAATCCTGTTAGAGTCTGTGCTGTAGTGCTGTTTTGTGCCAGTACTAGAGCTGGAGTAGATGCTGAAGCTCCAGAAGGACCAGTTGTTCTGATAGCATATGCTCTACCACCAATCAAACCAGAAGGAAGAGTTGTTCCAGGAAGAGGAATAACAGCAACACCTTGAGCATCTGTGAATGGTTGTGTGTTTGCACCAAAGTTAATCAAGTTACCCGAGATCATATTCGGAGTAACAAGAGCAATACCACTAGAACCAGTAGTATCATATGTTTCTCCTTTGCGCGATGTAGCTCCAAGTGGAGTTACTGCTAGTGAGTCTACGGAATATTGTAGGTTACCTGTAATCGTTGTTGCGGCGGAAACAGTCTGTGAAGCACTTACGGTATAAGTTCCAATACCACCAGTACCAGTACCAAGGGCAGTGATTCTAGTACCAACAGTTACACCAGTACCAGAAATAACACTGCCGATTCTTAAACGACCATCAGTTACAGCTGAAATGGTTAAAGTAGTGGTAGAAATAGTACCAGTTCCACTGAAAGAACCTGCTTCTTTTCTTAGTGAGTTTAAGGCAAGAAGTGGTCCTTCTGTAATATTGTATGTGCCAGTTGACGCAGTATTTGTGGTCCAATCAACAGTAGAACCAGCAGTAATAAAATATGTACTAGATAAGTTTGCTGTGTCAGCAGTATACCATTCCCCAATAGTTCCAACTGCATCGGCAGGACCAGATACAGAAGAAGCGCCTGAGTAAGAAGTTGATTGAATAAGAGATGGGGATTGATCACCTCTATAGTAAACAAATTTTTGTGTTGCTGCCCACCCAGGAGACTCGTAGAACTTAAAGTTATCTGTTGAAGGATTAATAGATCTTACGCCATATGCCTTGACAATAAGGAACTGACCAGAACCTACACTAGTAATATCAACTGCTGACGTTGAACCCCAATATCTTGTTAGGTAGAAAACGTTTGCATCAACAGTTCTGAGAACATATGCTCTACCACCAGTTAATCCGTCAGGGATTGAAGCACCAGCAGCAGGGAAAATAACTACAGCTGTATCATCAGTAAATCCGTGAGCATTTAATGTGATATTATTTGTTGAAATATCAATAGAATCGCTAGTAATAGTTCTGCTATTTGCGATACCAGAAACACCTTGCTTATCCCAAATAGTTACATTATATCCATCTAAAGTTCCAGCGGACTGAGTTCCAGTTGGATCGAATGTTGCGGTGCTTGTTAAAGTATCGGCAACATCTACTAAAGTAGAATCAAACGAAATGTTTGTAAGAGCAATCGTATTAGTTAGATAAAATGAAGCACCAGAAACAAACCCAGATGGGAATGGGGTTTCAATCGTAATCGTTGATGGGGTTGCAGCATCTGTAATGATTTTTTTATATGATACTGATGCACTCTGATAAAACTGCCCAGGAACAATAGTAGTATAACTACCAAAAACAGATCCAGTAAAAGTTGCTTCTTCTCTAGCGATAAAAGTGAATCTATCGGAGTCTAATACCGATCTAATAATATAACTACCTTCAAGTGTAGTTACACTAAGACCACGGACATCAATGGGAGTTCCTGTCGAGAGACCATGAGAAGGTGCAGTTACAATCAATGTATCATTATCTGCAGTTACGGTTACGTTTGTAACCGCAAGAGGAGTATCTCCACTTCTGCTGAAAAACGATGGGATATTATTGAGCATCTCAAGAGTTTCCCACTTAGTTGACTGAAGACCATATTCAAAGTCAGTATCAATCAAAGTCTGAGCTTCTGAGATTCTAAACTTAGATACTGGGTCAGTATATGCCTCGTCTGGTTCAAACTTAACTGCATCCTCTTCAATGAAGATTTGAAGACTATCCGTAGCACTCATTTCAGAACAATTTTTTGCCAAGACAAGAGTTGTCTGTTCGGTAACAGAATCAAATGTTACGGAACTCGCACCTAAGGTTGGTTCTGCAAAGTTGTAAATGAGAATATTTTCTGATACATTAGTAATCAGAAGTAATCTTCTTAGATGAATATTGCCATCAATAACTACCGTATTAGTTGATGGGGAAAAGGTGTAACTATGTACTAAGCGTTTTGCCATTTTTTTATGTCTCTCTTAATATTACTAGATTAACCACCTAGGGCGATTGATAGGGCTACTGCTGTGCTCTGTTTGGCAACTTCAAATCCACCTTGAGTTGTACCATCATGCATGATTACTGATTTTTTATCAGTATCAAATGTAATTTCCGCTTCAGCACCAGTAAATACATTATGTTCAGCGGTCGTTCCTCTTCTTAGTTTGACTCTGGTAGTCATGGAATTCCCTATCCGAATGCTTTCTTTTCTTATTTATAAGATTAGATAATGGAGACGTAAGTTCTGGGTGGGCGATATGGATTATTGACAGTTGCACTTGAACCAGAAATAACAAATGCTGTTGTTTGTGTGTCTGGATTTCTACTAATAGATTCTGCCACACCATTAAATGTGAATAATGTTCCGTTCCCGAGAACAATATTTGTCTTGGTGGTAACTGCAGAACCACTAATAGTTGCAAAAATATTACTGTCAACAACATTTGTGGTTGCTTCTGCCGAACCTCCAACACCAAATAGAGAACCAGAAGCAACAAATACTTCACTAATAGATTCTACACTAGCACCTGATATAGTAGCTGTTCCTCTACCTCTATATCCACTAGGCACATATTCTTCGTTTGCAGTTCCAGATAGTTGGATATCCGTCTCACCTAAGTAAATATTTGTGGAAGAAATATCAGAAATACCATTAAATGTTAGTGAACCACTTCCCTCATACGATTCAGTATTTCTTTCTTCAATAAATCCAGTAATTGAAATATCAGTAAATCCTTCATATGATTCTGTATTTCTTTCAACTGCTGCTCCATTATAAGCAAACAGAACAATACTTTCTGGTGGATTTACGCCTATAGATTCTGAAGCACCGTAGAATGTAAACAGAGATCCAGAAGCAATAACAATATTTGTTTCTGAAACATTTACAGAACCAGATGTAGTTAAAGTTCCAGCACCTACATATGATTCTGTATTCTTTTCTGTTGAAGAAACATCAATATTGATATTTCCAACACCACTATAAGACTCGGTGTTTTTCTCTGTAGCCGCGCCAGTGTATGTAAATAACTGAGTGTTCTCTGGTGGGTTAGCACCAAAGACTTCTGCTGCACCAGATACACTGGAAAGTGATCCAAAACCAGTATATATTCTTGAAGATGATTCATCAGAATCGATCTCAACATAGATTATTTCTTCGCCATAGTATACTTCAGTATTTCTTTCTGTTGCAGCGCCAACAAAGTTATAGAGAACAGTATCTTCGGGTGGATTGACACCAAAGGATTCTGCTGCTCCGTTTATTGCAAATACAGAACCAGAACCAAAATATGATTTGAATATTGGAGCATATACATCACCAGAAGCAGTTAGTGTTCCACTACCATCATATGTTTCTGTATTTCTTTCATGAGAGAATCCAGTGATTTCAAATAGTTGTGTATTTTCTGGTGTTTGAGCAGAGAAACTTTCGGCAGCGAAACCAACAAATGTAAACAGAACAGTATTTTCTTCTGGATTTACAGTTATACTTTCTGCCGCTCCAGTATAGGAGAATAGTTGACCGATACCAACATAAGACTCGGTGTTCTTCTCAACTGCTGTGCCAGTTACAGTTGCTTCACCAGTTGCGAAGTGTGCTTCTGTATTTCTCTCAACTGCAAAGCCAAGAATAGTGAAGAGAGAAGTATCTTCTGGTGAGTTAGCACCAAACGACTCGGCAGAACCAGATGTAGTAAATAGATTTCCAGATGCAATATATACTGGTGCAAAAGATTCGAGTCCAACGCCAGATGCAGTGAAAGTGCCAGTACCGTTGTATACTTCAGTGTTTTTCTCAACTGCAGTTCCTGCGACAGTTGTAGTTCCAGTACCGAAGTGTGCTTCGGTATTTCTCTCAACAGAGAATCCAGTGATTTTGAAGAGTTGAGTATTCTCTGGGGTTTGAGCAATGAATCTTTCTGTGCCAGCACCAGCGAATGTAAAGAGAACAGTATTCTCTGGTTTCTGAGCACTGTATGCTTCTGCAGCACCAGATAAAGCGTTGAGAATACCAGTTCCGACATAGGATTCTGTATTCTTCTCAACTGCAGTTCCTGTAAGAGTCTCGGTGCCAGTGCCAACATAAGACTCAGTGTTTCTTTCAACTGCAGCTCCAGCATAAGTGAAGAGAACAATATTCTCTGGTGGGTTAGCACCAAAGACTTCAGCCGCACCAGATGTAGTGAATAGATTACCAGAACCATTGAATATTTCGGTGTTCTTCTCAACTGCTGCACCGCCGAGAGTCTCAGTACCAACACCAACGTAGGACTCAGTGTTCTTCTCAATCTTAGTTCCACTGAGAGTCGTTGTGCCAGTTCCAACCCACTTCTCGGTGTTCTTCTCAACGCCAGCGCCAACGAATGTGTAGAGAACTGTACCTTCTTCTGGGTTGACGGTAAAGCTTTCTGCAAGACCATTGAACGAGAATAGTTCTCCAGTACCAAGGAATGCTTCGGTATTCTTCTCAATACCAACACCAGTAGCAGTTGCAGTGCCAGTACCAACGTAAGACTCGGTATTTCTTTCAACCGAAGATACCGAAACAACGTACTTTCCATCACCAGAAACAACAGCAGTGTAAACCGTGATGAATTTAGTTTCAGCAACTCCATCAAACGAAGCAGAAACTACAGTTCCGATGTATACCTCAGTGTTCTTCTCAACACCAGCTCCAGTGAGAGCAGTGGAACCAGTGCCGACAAATACCTCAGTGTTCTTCTCAATACCAGCTCCAGTGAGAGCAGTAGATCCAACGCCAACGTAAGACTCTGTGTTCTTCTCTGTGATAGAACCAGTTACAGCAAATAGTTGTGTGCCTTCTGGTGGGTTGAAACGAACTCTTTCTGCAGATCCACCAACAGTGAACAGAGAACCGACGCCAATATAAACTTTTGTGTTATTCGCTAATCCAACGCCACTTAGAGTTGAAGTTCCCGTACCAACATATACTTCAGTGTTCTTCTCAACGGAAGTGATGTCAATAGATACAGATCCAATACCGACATAATCCTCAGTGTTCTTCTCAACAGAAGTAACGTTGATGCTGAACTGAGCAAAGTCTTCTGGTGGATTAGCAGTGAACTTCTCAACTGAATATCCAGCGATATTAAAGATCTGAGTTGATGGTGGTACATCAACAATGAATGCCTCAGCAGCACCAGATGTAGTGAATAGATTACCAGAACCATTGAATATTTCGGTGTTCTTCTCAATACCAACACCGCTAGCAGTTGCGGTGCCAGTACCAACGTAAGACTCAGTGTTCTTCTCAACTCCAGCACCAGCGTAGATGAAGAGTAGAGTGGATTCAACTGGGTTAGCACCGAATACTTCGCTATGTCCTCCAGTTGTAAATAGATTGCCAACACCAATATATCTTTCTGTATTATTCTCAAGTCCAACACCAGTAAGCGAAGCAGTACCAGTTCCGTTGAACGCCTCAGTGTTTCTTTCAAGTGCAGTGTCGCTAAGAGTGAGAGTACCAGATCCATAGTATGCTGGAGATGTGGTAACATATACAGCACCAGAAATATCAACAAGACCCGTTGCAGAAATAATAGTCTCTTCAAATGTTATCTTGCCATAATCAAAGATTCCACCGATTTCGCCAATAGTGATGGTACTGTAGTCAATATCAGCAGTTGGTGTTTCAGTGATAAATCCGTAATCAACTTCATTAAATCCGATGATAACATCAGAACCATATACATATACTCTTGCCTCAGATCCGCCACCAATATTGAACAATCCACCAGAACCTTCGTAAGTCTTAACTAAATCTTCACCCGCATCACCAGTCAGCGAAGTTGTGCCAGTTCCATTGAATGCATTAACTTCAATATATGAAGCAGCGCCAGAAGTAAATAATGTTATATAATCAACGTATGGATAGTATCCAATGAAGAAGATAGATCCACCAATATTGAACAATCCACCAGAACCTTCGTAAGTCTTAACTAAATCTTCACCCGCATCACCAGTCAGATCAGATTGTCCTACACCAACATAAGACTCGGTATTCTTCTCCGTAGCAGTGCCAGTGTAGCTAAAGATCTGGGTGTTCTCTAGTGGGTTAGCACCAAAGACTTCTGCTGCACCAGATACTGCAAATAGATTACCGACACCAAACTCTCTAGGAGCAGAACGAACAATAGATGTTGGAATGATCTCAATATAACTTCTTGCAGTTGCACCCCAATCATCAAACGAATCCGCAGCAACGGAAATCAATCCATAATCTTCTGTGGATACAGTGGCATCCTTAATAAGATTTCTATACTCATTAAGAACTTCTGGTATCTCAACAGTATAGTCAAATGTTACTTTTTCGTCAGAATCAACGAAGGTGAATGCATTACCAGTACCAACATAAGACTCAGTATTTCTTTCAACTGAATCAACATCAATACTAATCGCAACTGTATTATCGGGCGTCTGTGCAGTGAAGCTTTCGGTTGCAAAGTTGCCGAAGGTGTACTGAGCAAAGTCTTCGGGTGGGTTTGCTCTAAACTTCTCAACAGCAGTACCAGAAGTAGTAAATGCTTGTGTAGATTCTGGTGGGTTAGCACCAAATGCTTCAGCAGCACCAGATAGAGCAGCAATAGATCCTGTGCCCGTATAAGACTCAGTATTTCTTTCAACTGAATCAACATCAATACTAATCGCAACTGTATTATCGGGCGTCTGTGCAGTGAAGCTTTCGGTTGCAAAGTTGCCGAAGGTGTACTGAGCAAAGTCTTCTGGTGGGTTCGCTCTGAACTTCTCAACTGCAGATCCACTGTAAGTGAATGCTTGAGTATTCTCTGGTGGATTTGCACCAAATGCTTCAGCAGCACCAGATAGAGCAGCAATAGATCCTGTGCCCGTATAAGACTCAGTATTCTTCTCGGTAATAGTGCCAGCAATGGCAATCGTACCACCGCCAACCCATTTTGGAATCTCTCTAACTTTGCCAACTCCACTGATGTTAATAGAACCAGAAGCTGTGTATAGACCCTTATTGAACGATTCGTCAGCAGCACCCTTGAGTACAAAGAACTCTATAACATCAGTGATGCCATAGTCTTCGGAAGTGGTTACTACATCAGTGATGAATCCATAGTTCTCATAAGCATTTGCTGTCTGTGTAATATCATCATAAGTCTCGGTAATAATCGTTGCTGGTGTATCTGGCGACTGAGCAACATAGATATATGTTCTCGCCTCGCTGCCATCAACGATGCTGAAGAGAGATCCAGTAGCAACATATGATTCTGTATTCTTTTGATCTGCATTACCAGATAGAATGAAGAGTTGAGTTGATTCTCCACCTTGAGTTGCGAACTTCTCAACAGCAGATCCACTAAGAGTGTAGATTGGATTATCACC